ATAAGTAAAGGATTAAAGAAATGAACGAAGCATTACTAACAGATAAAAACATTTTAACATATGAATATTTTACAGATAAACTATTAGATTATAAGCCTGAAGAAGTATTTGTATTTTTTAACCACGACAATGGGTATTGTATAAGAAGAGTATTTTTTGATAACTTATATAAAAATACCGAAGAGATTGGCGATGAAAAAATTATAGCTATTGATATAGATAAAGAAAATATTAAGAATAAAGCACGCAAATATTTTAAAGATTTATATAAAGAAGCTGGACTAACCCATCTACCAGAAACTGGATTAGAAAAATACATTGAAGATATGGAATGGTAAAACTAAAGGGCGGAAAAATAAACCGCCCTTACCATAAAAAAAATGAATGAAAGGTAAATAATTATGATTAAGATAAATGATAAAACTTTAAAAGCATTAAAGGAACAACTAGAAACTATACAAGAAAATGGAATTTATAATGTGGGATTTTTCTTTGGTATTTTTAAAGAGATACCAGCAGATGAACTATTATATTACGCCGAAAAAGCTATACAAGATGGATTAGTCGATTACAAAATTAAAGACGAGACTTTAAAAGATATTGCTTTACAAGCTTATTTGGATGACCTAAACCCTGATGATGAAAATGACTTAAAAGAATTTTCACTTATTTGTAAATACTTTTTAAGCTATAACGCTTTTAAAAAAATATACGAAGCAAAAGAATAAATTAAAGGGGCGAACCATAAGCCCCTTATACCTTTACATCATTACACCAGCAGCTAGGTTGCCTTTACTATTATAAAATCATTGCTTAACACTTATCAAAATATCTAGCTGTTGGTGATATGGTGTAAAAAATTTTTTATTTTATATTTGTTTTGTTTGGACTACTTAAGCAACACCACCGCCACCATTGGGGCGGTTTTTATTATATCACTATCACAATTGCTAGAAAAATAAAAAAAATAATATGTCGTATAAATGTCGTATAAATGTCGTAAAATGCATTCCGCCGTAAGGTGGGCAGAAAGAATGAGCGTAGCGAATTCTTTATGATTGTGCGACATATTAAAATAATTATAAAAAGGTATAAACTACCGATGAAACATTAAAAAGCTGTTATAGGGCAATTATAAGGCTTGTGCGAAATTATATAAAAAGATATAGAGCTAAGTAAAATTGAAAGATTATATAAAAAAGTATGAAAAAAGTATTGACTTTTGAAATAGATGTGCTATAATGGAAACATAATAAGAAACAACAATGATAAGGAGCATATAAATTATGGCAAAAAATATCTATACACTACAGCAATATGTGTTTAAAATCGATAATAAAGAAGTTCACTATTTTGAGATTAAAGCTTATAAAGCTGAATATGAAAATGCTTTATTTAGCTTTGGTAAAAGTAATTATTGTAGCAAAATTAAACCTTATACAGAAGATTTTACAATAACCAGAAAGCGAGCCGAAGAATGGAAACAAGGTTTGAAAAAAAGTGTTGAAAAGTGTGAAGATTATGAATTATATAATTATAAGCAACACGGGTTTCTAGAAGATTATATCTGGCAGTGGAACGAACAAGAACGCACGAATTATGGAACTAAAAAGGAGCAATAAGATGAATGAAGAACTCTTAACAGATAAAAACATTTTAACATATGAGTTTTTAACAGATAGATTATTAGATTATAAGCCTGAAGAAGTGTTTTTGTTTTTTAGTCACGATAACGGTTATGCTGTTGAAAGAGTATATTTTGATAACCTGTACAAAAGAACTGAAGAGATTGGCGATAGCAATATTATTGAGGTGAGTGAAATAGCAATAGGACTAACGAGATTTGCTGAAGATTATTTATATGAACTAGTAAATAATAAAGATAATGATATTGACACGGCATATTTAGATTGTCTGAATGGAGATAGAAAAGAATTTAAAAGATTAAAGGAGCAAGAAAATGAATAAAAAAGGTTTTAGGTTGATTAGAATTTGGGTAAACAAAAATGATGTTTCGATAGAATTTCAAGGCTATAAAGGGCGAATGCATTTTAGCTTGAACAGTGGAAGTGATTTATATGAGTTTTTACAGAATATCAATTTTGATTATGTAGAATTATATCACCATAAAGTTTTAAAAGCAGAAGCAGATTTTACCAGCGTTGAAGAGAAACAACAAGATTTTTATAACAAATTATGTGGATACTTTAACTTATAACTAATATTAAGCACTAGCTGAAAAGCTGGTGCTTTTGGTTTGGTATCAAAAGACATCAACATCACCAACATAATCATAGGTTATCACTATCATCAAAATCAAAACAATAGAAAATAAAAAAGTGAAAATGGAAAAATATTTTTTTCAAAAAATCAAAGGGAAAAAATAAACAATATTGTGCGACATATAAGGTTTTTAGAAAGAATGATAAATATATCAAAAGTAAAATGAAAAGCTCATAGGAGTGATTTTAAGCGTGTTAGAATACTGGAAGAGATAAAAGCTTATAGAAAAATCCAACTTCGTTGTATTATAACATAAGCATAATCCAGTCCAGTCGGCACCACGCGAGTGGGTTCATCACATGAACACACATAAAAAATAGTTCGAAAGCCACGCAGTGGCTTGAAGAACCTATTTTTTTATAGTGGACTACTCACACAAGGTTATCCAGAAAAGGTGTTTAGAAAGATATTTTGTGGAGCTTTTGTATCAATATCAGATATTCCAGACACAAATGACAATCCACGAAGTGGAAAATATCAAATGTGTCAATAAACAGCTGATGTGTTCCAGAAACAAGTGGGGTTCGTAAACAAGTGAAGGAGGTTTCTTATACAAAAGGGGCTTCAACATTGGAAAAAACAGCTGATAAATAACCAACTTTGAAAAAGGTAGCCCTAAATCAGAGATGTTCAACCAATACAAACATCCTTTTTTTCTCCCACCTCTATAAACTATTTTATAGTTTTAAGAAAAATGTGATATCCGTATGTAAATCCAATATTGCGATTTTTAGGGCTACCTTTTTTTTTGAAAGACAAATCAAGCCTTAAAACACATTTTTTCAAAATGTCAAATAAGGCTTTGATTTTGTTTATTTAACAGAGGTCAAACTGTTTACGCTTACACCATTTTTACTGGATTTTCCAGTACCTTGTATTACATAGTACCTTGTACAAAAAGGTAGCCCAAAAGGTAGCCCTAACTTGGGGCTACCTTTTACTACCTTTTTCCCAAAATTCCCCAAAATCGCCAAAAGGTAGCCCTAAGGTAGCCCTAACTTAGGGCTACCTTTTTACTACTGTTATTTCCAAAAGGTAGCCTTTTGACAGGGCTACCTTTTATATGTTATAATATGTTTTTTTATTTGACAAAAACCCCAAATTATGGTCATTTTTCACCAAATCACCAATTTTCGCCCAAAAAAGCGAACAAAACTCTCAAACCACTTCTGCTTAAAAATCCTAAAATTAAAAAAACATATTATAACATATCGCTCTAACAGATGTGAAAAAAAGGTAGCCTTTTGACAGGGCTACCTTTTATATGTTATAATAGTAGATTTTTTTTCGGAAATGTGTCATAATAAGTTTTTTTGTTCGCCTTTTGTAAAATATGTTTTTTGACTTTTTACAGCATATTTTACAATGTTTTTTAATTATATTATAATATATCAATATTACTATTGACTTTATAAAACAGCTGTGATATAATGTAATTATGAATAGAGAAACTAAACCAACTACAACAACCATTCCAACAGCTGATAATATTCCTGAGGCTTTTTTGGAAACGCTTAAATATAAACCATTTCGCTTTGGTGATTATTATTATTTACAACAACCTGAGCTGGAACTTAGAAACCAGTTAGATGTTGCTATCGATAGCTTAGCTGAATTGACTACGCATATCTTTAATCGTACACACCAGTCCCGTTATACGGTGTTTCCTACACTATATCAGCAATTTAAACAACTGCTTGATTATACTGATAATATTATTTTTAATTCCACTGATAACACTTCTAATCATAAGCTTATTGATAATAGTTATTTTATTAACCTAATGTTTCGAGAAAGCAAATTGGTTGGCTTTCGTTATATTGATAGACCAACTATTTCTGGTATTTATTTTATGAGTTATTATAACGCTCGTGTTGACCTCCGACCAATTACTCATATTTATGTTATTAAGCGTGAACATTTGGTATCAATTATTGATTATCTGGAAGAATATAACAACACTGGTTTTGTGCTACGCACAAGCTTTACTAAACAACCTATTAAGAAAGTTAAATCTTAAAACTTTAATTCAATTTCAATATAGCAACATCTTGATTTTTGTTAATTGAAAATGCTATAATAGAATTTATAAAACCCAAATCTCAATAGAAACCTAACTAAACTAACCATTAAAGGTGAAAGAAATGGAAAATATAACGATAGATAAGACTACAAAAAAAAACAATCAACAATATCAGCTAACGACACCGCCCCAACTGGTGAAGTTAATTGATAATTTCTTTGAGCTTGCTCCACAACTCAACGACCCTACACTCTTTGATGACATTGAAGAATTACAAAGGCATTGCGAGAACAAGCTTCGCCAGTATTTCTTGAACCTTTCAACACTGGTGTTGCTACCACTGATTGAAGATACAACAAATCACTTCGAAGAACCAATCAAAACAGTTATTGGTTTTACTACTAACGATAAGCAAAATCGGATTGCGAGCTTTCTTACCGAACACCCAGATATTGACCGTCAAGAATTGATTGAAGAATTAAACGAGGTTCAAAAAGACATCACTAATAAATTCAGTAAGACTTACCGCTTAGAAGTGCCTAGCACTAAGTTCATTTTACATCTCTTTAATCTGCGACAGACAACTACTCAAGCGTTTTATATTTACCAAATACCATTTCAAAACAAATATAACAACGATATCGACCTCTTGAAGACTTATATTGGTAAGCTCCAAGGCTTTGAGAACGCTACCGCTCGCAAGATTGACCAGTTGATTGATAACTTTAAAATTCACGCTCCAATGACTACACCAACCCAAGTGATGAAGTTCAAGAACTGTGCTATCCTCAACGGCAAGCTAATTCCTAACACCGAACATAACTTAGCCGACGGTGATTTTGTGGTAAATTCTGACCTAGTAATTCCAGATACTATTCCACAATCTGTTCAAGAGTTTATCAATAATTTTACTACGAAAAATCCAGAAGTTCACGCTGAGCTTGACCAGCACCGTGAGCGACCATTCTTGGAGCTGGAATTAGCTTATATGGCGTATAGCTGTTTTGCTCGTTATAAGATTGGTGAGAACCGTTCACCTTTTGGGGCTTTCTTTCTGTTTGAAGATGATGACGGTATTGGTGGTGGTAAAGGTAAATCGGCTTTTACGACAGCTTTAATCAATGTGATTAACAGTGGGGTTGATGATAAAAGTCCGAGTGCCGTAATGGCTGGGAGTTTAGACCCTAGCACTATCACGACAGACCAAGTAAAGATTAACGCTAGCCCACGACTACTTAACAACTTGTTTGAGCGAGCAAGAGGAACATATTCTGATGAAGAAGTGAAGTTTTTGAAGTCTATGCGTGAAACCGATGCTACGGCGATTGGTAAATATCAGACCCAAGAAAAATCAGTGAGCTTCCGTGGTAATGTAATGATTTCTTCGAACCACATTCCACGCTTTCGTGAGATGAGTAATGCTTTACGAGAGCGATTTTATGGTATTGAATTTACACTTAAGTTTAAAGAGCGTGGCAATTCTGATGTTGAAACACTTTTAAACGACCCAGAGTTTTTAGGTGGCTTTGTAAGGTGGGCTTTTAGTTTTGGATATGAGCAGTATGAAAAGCGTAAGTGGATTGATGAACACTTTAAGGAACAGTTTGATAAGTTGATGACTAATAATAATGTTATTCTTCAGAATTTTTATACAGCTGTGGATAGTATGAACCAACCAGAAACAGCTGGTGAGTGGAACATTTCCAAGCATAATATGGCAAGCTGTTCAAAGACTTTCTTTAAGGAGGTATTTGCTGAGGCGGCTGGCTCATTAGTTGGTGGTAATAAACAGCTCGGCTACCGTGGACACTTTGCGAGTGGCGAATATCAATTCAATTCGTGGCAGAATTTCGTGAGCTATCTAACCGAAGCGTTAGATAACGCTACTTTAAAGGCGGTTAACTTTGATGGGCGAGTGAAGATTAACGGTAAGGCTTTCAAACGCTTTGTAGTTAATTTAAATCAGTTGCGACCGATGAGCTTTATTGATGTTAACGATACACCAACTGAAAAAGAGTGGAAAAAAGAGAATGGCTACTATAATGATTTGGAAGATAAATATATTGATACGGTAATTGATTATGATGAAGATAATAAACCTACAACACTGGAAAGTATCATTAAACAACCAGAACCTACTCCAGAACCTACACCGACACCGATTGAGAAAGAGTTAGAAGAACCACCAATTGAATTAGATGTTGAACCAGTAGTTAATATTGAGGAGCAAAAAGGAGAGCTGGAAACACAGAAAGGAGATGTAATGGCACGGATTGAAAATGGTGAAGTTGAGCTAAGTGAACCAGATAGTCCTTTTGCCCCACTACCAGATACGCTACAAGTTAATGATACTAATTATACTTATCGAGCTTATAGTGATACAATAAGAAACTATATCAGAGATGTCCAACAAGTGTTAGTCGACCAGATGTCAGAGATTGAAAAGAGTAATGGCAACACTGAAGAAGTTGAGTATCTGGTATATATGCTGGCGATGTATGTCAAGAGCTATTGTGAGATAACTGGTGATAATATGATAAATATTCCACTAGCTTATATCCAGCAAAAAAATAAGTGGAAGACCTCACCGTTTGATTATTTGAAAGCTTATTATACCTTTGATAAGAATACATTAAGCGTTGCTCAGACAAGGGACGGTCAAATGAAACTAGGGTTCTATTCTAGAAACTAAAACATTTTACCAAAAAGTTTGATAAAAGTATTGACTTTTTAAAAAGGTTGTGCTACAATATAGATACAATAGCGAAACAACAATAAGTAGTAATGATAAATAGATTGATTGAAATAGCTATTAGACCAACTCCGTTGGTTTTAACCATAACAACTTAATATAAAAAGGAGCAGTTTATGAAGATTGAAGTCAATCAGATTAAAACTAATAAAAAGAATATTGAAGTCCATATCATTCCAACCGAAGATATGCAATACGAGGAAATCTAATTATGGCACTATTTGAATTAAACACTGTTAAAGATAGCGTCAAAGATGACCGTGATAAATATATTGGTGGTTCAGACCTACCAAAGGTTAATAACCCCACCAGTGCTGAACGGCTTATCTTTGAGAAAACCCACGAACAAAAAGACTTTACCAGCATTTATACCGAGTTTGGCAATATTGCTGAGCCGTTGATTAGGGCTTATGTGAGTGAGGAGTTTTATAATAATGAGAGTATTGAACCCAGCACCACTATCATAGAGAGAGAGGGTAAGCTGGGCTTGCGTGGCAACTTGGACGGTGATAACACAATTCGTGAAGAAGTGATTGAGATTAAAACATTAGGTGAGAATTATTATGATGACCCTAGTGCGTATGTTAAAAAGCTTGAAACTTATCGTATCCAAGTTGGCTACTATATGATGTTAAAGAAATATCAGAAAGGCACTATCTTTATCTTTAAGCGACCAGCAACGCTCCTTAACAAGTCTTTTGATAAATGGACAGTCAAAGAAATGTATGAACGACAATCAGAGGTTGAAGAGTTCATCATTAAGGAAATGGAAGAACGGCTTGAAATGGTTTATGTTAAACCAGACGAGCTATTTATGCCACTCTTTGATAAATATACTAATTTGACTGATGAAGTTAATCGCCGAATTAAGCTAATCGATAACGCTTTTGCTAAACACGGCGACCGCCAAGAAAAGACTACTGAAGGTGAAGATGAAGATTTGCTCATTGAATATAAAGAGCTGGAAGAAATGGAAAAGACTGTTGCTACTCGCAAGAAAGAAATTCTCGAACATTTCATTGAGAAATACCACGAGAATGAAACTTTTGAGATTGACGGCAATAGTTATGTATATACAGCTGAACGGACTGGTACACGAAAGAGCTTTAACAGTAAAGCATTCGAAAGTGATAATCCAGAGCTGTATAAGAAATATATTAAAGAAAGCACAGTAAGTTATAAACCAAGTTTGAAAGTGAAATAAGATGTTTAGAGTAATTAGAATTAAAAATAGTCAGTTGCTTTTACGCCATATCTTTAGTGATAATGATGTAAATCTAACGGTTAATAATCCAATGTTTTATACTGATGACAAAAGGATTAAAGAAGATATTAAACGGTTAGCTGAGCTAGGGATTGAAGCAGTTGAAGAAAAGCTAACAACTGAAGAATAAGTTTGAGAGAGTTATAATTGCGGTGGAAATAGATTTTATGAAGTTTTACCTAGAAACTGGTAAGGACTTCAATAAGCTAATTAAATACTGTGATAAAGGGCGGATTAAAAAAATCAATGTGGATATGTCGAAGGCTCCATATCCATTATCAAAAAAAGCACGGTCAATATTATATCACCTTGAAAAAAATGGTATAATTGTAGTATGGAAATAGAATATAAAGGAAGCACTGGTGACAAGGATACAATGCTATTGGTTGGCAATTTAGTTTGTGCGACTGACCATTTATTAGAGAATATCATTGCCAAGCCAGAACAAAAGAAAGAGCTACTACCAGTTGCGTATATGCTCGACCAGACACGAACTGATATAATGAAGAAACTTAATCTTCAAGAAGAGCAGTGGTGTTTGTTCAAACACTTAGCAACCGCAAGGGTGATTGCTCAGGAAGTGTTCAAGACTGGTGCGAACGAAACATATGTTCAAAGTATTACCGAAATATTAGTGGCACTATTTGGTGAAGAGTATGACACTTGTGGTGCTTGTAAGAAAGATAAGGGAGATATAAATGACCGTAAAACGGAAACCATACAATAAATCAACTGGGCGAGATTATAGCTACGATAAAGCTTATCAGAAATCGCCCAAGCAAGTTGCGAACCGTGTGGCACGCAATAAGGCACGAAGAGAAATGATTAAAAAACACGGAGCAAGTGCTTTGAAAGGTAAAGATGTTGGACATACTTCAATGTTGATTAACTCATCGAACCCTAAAAAAGTTGGTTATAAAATTGAGAGCCGAGCTAAAAACCGTGGTAAAGATAATGCGAAAGTCGCAAGGGGAAATAAGAAATGATGAGCGAACAAGAAATGCTAAAACAAGATAAAGAACGATTAGAACTTATCGAAAAGTTAATCAAATCTGTAAATGATTTAGCTAACACAACCTTTGGTAAAAAGATTGAATTGCTACCAGCTGAAAAAGCTTTAGAAGCTTATGAAAAAGCTGATAGCGTTGAGCGAGAACTTCAAGTTGCTCAATTATATCAAGAAACAATCGACCGATTGCTCAAGGTTGCTTATACTAAAGGATACATTGATAAAGATGTCCGAGATAAAGCAGTTAAGGTTCAAGAAACATATGATACATATTTTACAGAATATGTCGAACCGCTAACGAGAGCGTTCAATTATATCCAAGAACAAAATAAAGCTTTTGAAGAATTTATTCAAGAGCTTTCAGCTGAAACACTTAAACAAGAAATTGCTGACGCTTATCAAGCAACATTCAACCAATTAAAGAAAGACAAATCAATTAAGAAACGAGTTGATGAAATCTTTGATAAGGTTGATACCTATGGTAAATTGATTGATAAACAATTAGAGCTAAATATTCTAGCTAAAGAACGAAAGTTCAATAGCGTCCCAGTAGTGGCAGAAGTAAAATTGATTGAGCTAAATAAAGAATTACAAGAAAAATATCAGAAGCAATTAGAAGATACTAATAAACGATAAATAAGAAGATAGGAGTAGTGGAAATGGAAATTATGAGGTTTGATGATATATATCAGAAAACAAGTAAAGTAATAACCATTGACGACTACTCTTATTTTTTTTCTGATAAGAAAAAGTCGCAAGCTCCACTTTATGGTGCTTTTGTGTCAAGTGATAACACTCGCAAGGTTCAGAATATTCTTTATCGCACAGCTTTAACTATTGATATTGACGGACTTAAAGGTAATGATGAAGTTGCTAAACGCTTTATCGTTCGAGTAATTGAGTATCTCAAGAGTAATTTCTCAACCTTTGTATTTCACGAAACCCATAGCAGTAAAAAAGATGACCGCCGTTTTCGGATTTTAATCCCGATTGGTAAAATCTCCAAAGATAACTTTAAGTATTTTGCTCAAGCTTTCTGTGAAGATATGGTGAATATGACCAAGACTAAAGACTATATTGTCTTAGATAAGAAAAGCTTTGAACCACAACAGCTGATGTATTTTATTCCAAGCTATAAATATCATTTTGTTTATGGCTCACTTAATGATAAAAATAATATCGAACAGTTTTTGCCACGAGCCAAAGAGCTAAAAGAAGCTGATATTAAACCAGAAAAACCAACTACTGAAAGAAACTTTATTGGTGGTGGCTTTTACGATTGGCTTAATGCTAAGGGTATGACCTATTATCTTGATAAATATTTCGCTGACACCTATCAGTTTAATCGTATGCTCAGCGACGGTCAGTTTGAATATAAGGATTTAAATTCTAAGAAGAAAGCTGGTGTGCGTATCACTAAAAACAATCAAGTAATGACTACTTGGCACGACGGTGATATTTATACTAATGAGGGTAATGGTGCGAGAAGTGCGAACATTTACCAGCTCTTAAAAAATAAAGGGATTATCAATGATGTCTTTGAGGAATATCGCCGTGAAACTGCGTGATTATCAGCAAGAAGCTTTTGATAAAGTAATCGCCAGTGATGAACATACACTTGTGGTTTCCCCTTGTGGAAGTGGTAAAAGCTTGATTATGTCGGAGCTAGTGAATTATTTTTCTGGTATTGGCAAGAATGTTTTGTTCGTTGTTCACCGCAATAATCTACTTGACCAGTTTAATAATCACTTGAAGCGTTATGATAACCTAAATTGCGATGTTCTTTCACCTCTACGAGCTTTAAACTCGAATAAAGATTATGACATCATCTTTATCGATGAAACTCATCACGCCACCAGCAAGAGCTTTCAGAATGTGTTTAACAAGTTTGATACAGCTCGGCGGATTGGTTTTACCGCCACCCCAATTCGCTTATCTGGTGAGCGATTAGCTAAACCAATCAATCAATTTCGTTCAGCCCCCTTTGATAAAGTAATCAATACTATTACAATCAATGAGCTAATCAATCGTGGCTATCTATCACCCTTTGATGTGAAAGCTGGGGACTGGACTTTATACTTTGATAATCGCACGATTAAAACGGTTGCTGGTGAGTTTAGCTCGAAATCAATTAGTGAAGCGTTTAAAACTGATAAGCTTAAAGAACTGGTTGAAAACTTTAAAGAGCTTGCCGAAGACCGTAAAACGATTGCTTATACCAGCTCCATTAAAATGGCAGAGCAGTTAGCCGAAGAATTGAATAATCAAGGGATTGTAGCAAAAGCCTTTCACTCCAAGCTATCTGCTCAACAAGTCAATGATTATATCGAACAGTTTAAAAACAATCAGATTAAAGTTTGTGTTAATGTCGATTTGTTTGGTGAGGGTTTCGATGTGCCAGATTGTGATTGTGTGTTGATGTTAAGACCGACCAAATCACTATCACTATATATACAGCAGTTTATGCGGTGTATGCGGATTGACCCAAACAATCCGAATAAACGAGCGTTAATTATTGACTTTGCGAATAATACAAAAATTCACGGTGGCTTGCTTTCAGCCGAGCTACGAATGAAAATGAAGCAAGAAAATGAGCTATTGAAGTTTTGCCCCAAATGTGAAACGCTCAATTATGCGAAAGCCAAGATTTGCGACAATCCAGATTGCCGTTTTAAATTCCCTACTGGTGGTGGATTAGTTCAAAAGAAACAACCAGAAGAAATCAAAATGGCAGTTGAAATGAGCGTGGTTGATTATACCATTGAGAACGAATTGAAATCGATTGCTAGATTAGACACAAATCTAATTGATGATATTACCACCAAGTTTATTCATATTTTAGCAGTTGGTATCTGTGCGAAAGATGACAAGAAAATGGCAGAAAAGCTCAAAACAATCACTAAGACACCGCTCTTTAATCATATTAAGCAAGTTAAACCTAACCTTGAAGTGATTAACTTATTTTCTGAGCAAATCGGTGGCGGTCAATATGATATGGATTATTTTCGAAATAAATATCGAGCTTATCTGGAATGGAAACAAGAGATGATGACTAAGCGTAAAGATGAGTTGATACGATTAAAAACACTTGCTAATTATTACAATCGACAGTTAAGCTTACCTTATACACCAGAAGATAAGAAAACTGAATATCGAGAGTGGTTGTTAGAGTATAAGCAAAATGTTGAAAAATATTTCAAATAGGTATTGACAAAAAGGTTATGGTGTGCTACAATGGAAGCATGATCAAAAACAATAATAATGAAAGGAATGAAAATGAAACGATATAGACTAATAAAAGATTTACCATATGCGGAAGCTGGAACGATTTGGTTCAGACACCCCGAAGAACCAGTCTTGGTTTATAAAAATCATAGACTTCACCTATTAGATATAACCCCTTGGGAATGGTTTGAAGAGGTTGAATAAAAAGGAAAAGATAAAATGAAAAGATACAAATTACTTAAAAATCTACCTTTCGCAAAAGCTGGTGCAATTTTTAAGCAATGGACTAGAGAACGAAGCGGAAAAGAAGAGAAAGTTCTTGTTAATGCCAATAATTTAACAACAACTTTATGGGCTGGAGATATAGAAGCTTTTGATGAGTGGTTCGAAGAAGTTAAAACGCCAAGTGAATACTATTTAATAACAGATGATGGATTTGTAGATTTTGTCTTATCAGACAACCATAAAACCACAATGCGTAGGAAAGCAATCGGCAACTGTTTCGAAACCAAAGAAGAAGCTGAAAAATATCTTGAATATCTCAAAGCAAAAGCGATTATCAAAGAAGACACCAAAGGATTTAAACCTGATTGGAATAACCTTGAACAGATACGGTTCTATGGTCGTTGGGATTTTCAATTTAAAATACCGTTTCGTGGCACGAGTTTTACTCAGAAAGACACAACAATTTATTTTAAAACTGTCGAAGATATTGAAGAGAGTTTTGAAAAGCACCCTAAGGAATGGAAGATATATTTAACTTATGAAGGATAGACAATATTACAAAATAATCATTACCACTATATATGTGGACGACACAAGTATAGAAAGCTACTTAAATGGCATTTATATAGATTATGATAAAGCCGTGAAGAAAGCTGACTTAATTATGGAGAGTATGCTAAAAGATTTTAACTCACCCTGTGAATATTCCGTAATTAAAAACGGCTCTGGAAAAGTTAGATATCAGATAAACACCGACTTTGTAGAACACCCTAGAATATATAGTATATGGGTTGAAGTGGAAGAAAGTGGAGAGATATTAGACTAATGAAATACAATGTAGGTCAAACTGTTTATACGGTCAGTATTATAGATGATATAACAGAATACACTATTATCGGCAAAATAGAATATAAAATCTTAGGGATTACTTATAAAACTAGATATGTCTGTAAACCCACACAAAATAATAGGCTTTTACTAGATAGAGATACAAAAGTCATAAGTGGAAGAAAATTACACAAAATGATAACAGATAATAAGGATAATCAAGATGGCAAAACCAAAGTTTAGAGATATTAAAATTCAACGCAACGGTAAATTTAACACCAACGGCACGGTTCACGAAACTATCGAAGAAGCGTTTGCTTATTGGGATAGGAAACTACCGAATAATGGAACTACTTATCTCATCTTTCCTAATGATTGCCTATTAGAAAGTGGTATAGAGGGAGAATGTGGAATAATGTGTTTCTCATTAGATTTTGCAAAGAAATGTTTAGGAGTATAAAGTGAAATATATAGTATTCGACATCGATGGTGTTTTAGCAGATTGTTCTCACCGACTTCATTATATTCAAGGCGAGAATAAGGATTATGACAAGTTCTATTCAGATGAAGAAATAATGAAAGATACGCCTATTTTAAATCTAAATAGAATATTGTTCAATATACAATATGCAAATGAAGAGGGTTCTGAGATAGATATTAAATTTATTACCGCTCGAAATATTAAGTGCATAACAGCTACTGCTGAATGGTTAGAAAAACATTTTAGCATTATGGTAGAGGAAGGAGATATTCTTATGCGACCAACTAACGATTGGCGACCAGCTCACGAAGTCAAGGAAGATTTGATTAGAAAGTATGTCGGTTTCGAAAATATTCTCTTCGCTTTCGATGATGATGACCAAGTCAATGAAATGTATAAGAAACACGGTGTTATGTGTTATAAACCGAATATTGTTAAGGAGCAGATATGAATGATATACCCGGTGCGAGATATTGGTATAAACCTACAAAACAATACGGATATGAATTGGTATCTTTCAGGATTGTTAAATTTCAAGATGAAGAAACTAGACAACCATTTTACAAACCTTATGTAGATGTTTTTCTTCAAAAATCTAAACTTCAAAGTAAGAACAATTATACCTCAATCGAGGGTTATCCTGATGAAGAGTTCTTTATGGAACGCTGGACTGGTATGGAAGATACTTACGGTGAAAAAATCTATGAGGGAGATATAGTCGAAATCCGTGGAACTGGAACTGGGACAATAAGAGTTGCAATTATAAGATATGGAAAACCTTATCCAGAAAGCGATTTGTCAGATGAATTTTATATCGAAGAACGAAATGGGGATATTTCACTCAATTCTTTAGACTTGGATGAATGCTATGGAGATATAACAGTTATTGGGAATATACATGAAGACCCAGAGTTATATGAAGAAACAAAGAAAAGAGGTTGGTAATGGACTTTGAAGAATATCAGTATTTAGCAAATAAAACTGACACTGCCGTAAACGCAAAAACAGAACAAGAACGCTTTAATGGCTATATGGAGAAAGTGTTAGGATTAGCTGGTGAAACTGGCGAAGTTGTTGAAAAGATTAAGAAACATCTTCGAGATAAAGATAATGTTTTTTATCTAACTACCGAAGAGCTAGAAGAACTCGGAAAAGAATTAGGAGATGTGTTGTGGTATCTTTCTGCAATCGCTAAGTATAATGGCGTAAGCCTACAATATATCGCAGAAAAAAATCTCGAAAAGTTAGAAGACCGCAAAGCAAGGGATAAAATACACGGAAATGGAGATAACCGATGACACGAGAAGAATATAATAATTCAATTGAAGCACAGCTCAAACGAGTTAAAGAAACTTTAATTAAGAAGAATAAAGAATATTCAACCGATAATTCACCACTTCATAACTTCCACCAGAGTGCGAAAATCTTGCGAGTATCACCGAAAGAATGTGCGTTAGCTTTTATGGTAAAACACTTGACTTCAATTACTGATATGCTCCAAAGTGATATTGATTATCCAATGGAACTCTGGGAAGAAAAGCTGGGCGACGCTAAAAATTATTTGTTTTTAATTGAGTGTTTAGTGCAGGAAGAAAAGAATGAAAAGGTATAAATTGCTCAAAGATTTACCTTGTGCAGGAGCTGGTGAAATCTTTCAACAAGGCTATGATAATAATGACAAAGACAGTATTTGTCTATTTCAAGAGATTATTGGTATTAAGCCAATTAAAATCTTGTTAGATTATATTGATGACTTCGATGAATGGTTTGAAGAAATTGAAGAGCCAGAAGAATATTTTATTATAAATTTTTTACATTTAAGAATAACAAAAATAGCCACTGATTTTTTTGCAGAGTGGGTAATCGAAAATCTGAAAAGCCTAGGACTATTATTTAAAACCGAAGAAGAAGCTGAAAAATATCTTGAATATCTAAAGGCTAAAACAGTTATTAAACAAGACACTAAAGGTTTTAAACCAGATTGGAGTAATGGTTATAGTTATGTTTATTTCGGTTGTTGGAATAATAGAAGAAATGAACTTTATGCAGATAGCACTACTTCTAATGAGAAATATACAACTATCTATTTTAAAACTAAAAAAGACTTATTAGACAGTTTCAAAAAACACCCCGAAGAATGGAAAGTATATTTGACTTATGAGCAATAAGATAAGAAACATTGACTTCAAAACTTTTATCATCAACTATATTCCCAACATTTATGAAAGTTATTCAAAGGATTATACTTCTGAACCAATCGAAATAAATTTCGCATATGGAGATGAAGACGAGTATAATCATACGAAGTTTCTTTTTGCGATTGACTGGCATACACGCAATCTTCAAGACCTCGAAAAGATTTTAAGTAAAGAAGTATTCAATTCATATGTTGAGAAATTCTGGCTCGACCAAGATGATAATAGAATTTGTATTACGCTAACTAAATGTAAATATAGAGATTAAGGTATGAATAAATCTCGAAAATATAATGACGCAAGAATTAAAGCTATGTTAAATCCATATCTGATAAAGAAGAAAATCACAAAGAAATATTTCCTAAGTGATGAAGCTAAACAAGAGCTTGGTATAAAATCACCAGAAAATTTTTTTGAAGTAGAAACTACTCAACAAACAGAAGAGAAAGAGTTTGAGAGAATTATGAAAATTGTTAAGGACTTAGAATGAAACAAGAAATAATTGAGAATATAATAGAAAAATATTACACTGGATTTGAAATCACAGATTATAATGTTAAAGAATTGCCAGATTTAATTTTAGGTATTAAAGCCTATGATGAACCTATATTCAATATATTTATATTAGAATTAGAAGATGATGTCTTAAAAAGACTTGTCGATTGGAGCAGATATATTAGAACGACACCTCGAAAAAACTACATATTATGTCCCAAAGATAAAGAAGATGAAGTTAAGAAATATGTCGGTTTGATGTCTGGTGAAATTTCGATAAAAACTTATAACGACAAAAACGAAGTAGAATTTTAACAAGTTAATTCCAGCCTTACAAGGGGCGAAAGCCCCAAGGAAAGTTTTCTATCGAGGGGAATGACTAAAAGGAACACTTTTGGTCGTCCCTTGTAGGGCTGGATACTTGGCTGTATGCTTGATAGGAGGAGGTATTACTGACCGTAAGTTCGAGAAGTTGCCAGCAACAGTAATGCTTAGCTACTCTTCCTTTCAGTATTCAGTCCTACAATGCCCTATAAGAACATGTTGTTCAAATAAACTATACGCCCTTGCCCATGGCGTTAAACTGGGCAATCCTTTTTTATAAATTAGTGGCGAAAAATTTTCGCCACCCCAAATCTGGACATAACTTTTAATTATAAATAATAATGTGGTAGTTATAATAATAGGTTCTGTTATGTCCAGTTTTGGGGATTAGACAAAAGCAAGCACTTCATAGCTCCCTAAATACTCCACTCTGTTAGGACACATCAATTTCAATTTTCAAAATGCTTTTGCTAAACCCAATAATAACAATAATAAATAAGGAGATAAAATTGGCTGGAACCAAACAAGGTGGTAAGAAAACCGCCACAACAAATATTGCTCGCCACGGTAAAGACTTCTATTCTAAGATTGGTAAGAAAGGTGGAGCTAGTGGTAATACTGGTGGTTTCGCTTCTGATGTCATTGGTAAAGACGGTCTTACTGGTCGAGAACGAGCAAGTCGAGCTGGTAGAATTGGTGGTTTAAAGAGCAAACGAAATCGTAAAAAAGAAATCGAAGAGAACGAAGAAGAGTAATATAAATTTTAAATTATATATGGTAAAATAAGAGTATGAGCAAGTTAAACAAATTATACATTACAATTCAAATTATTCTAATCACGGTGATTTATTTTACAATCCCTAATTCACTTATCTTACAACTGGTGTTATGGGTAAACTTATTCTTTACAACTTTCACTCTATCGTTTGCGGAAGCAACAGATGAAGAGTTAGTAGCGTTGGAAAAGAATACTAAAGTATCACTTAATAATATCGCTTATGAGATAGAAAGACTAGATACTCTTGTTGATGAACTTAAAACACCTAAGAAGAAATCAACAACTAAGAAAACAATAAAGAAATAAGGTATAGATATGGTGGGGACTTTTACTTACATAGGCAAAGATAATCAACAACTAATAAAGGGTGAAATCTATAAAATAGATTTATTAGATGTCAGTAGAAATTGCTATGAGGGTAGAAGTCCAGTTTTAATTCGCAAGGCGAAAAATATTAAACGAAAAGAGCGTTGTTCCTTTTACCATAATTGTAATTATGGAATTGGAGTTGTGGTAAAAGGCACGAACTACTCATATATCTATCGCACTTGGACTACATTTTTAAAAGATTGGAGAGAAGATGATTGAACGAAATGAATACACAGTTATAAATATACCAGGCAAAATGCTTGGTATTAAAAATGGTAAGATGTGTTCAAAGGACGGTAAAAAGGTTATTGATAAACCAGAAATCCGTAAGTTTAAGAAATGGCTCACAGACTATTTGGTTGAGAACTACGGAGACTTAAAGTTTGAGGGTAAAGTATCAATCGGCTATCGATTTTATATGGAAGACAATCGCCGTATCGACTGCTCCAATATGCTCCAAGGAATTGAAGACTGTTTACAAAAAGCTGGTATTATTAAGGACGATAGTTGGCAATGGTGTTCGATTGCTTATGCTGAGGGTGAACTTGCCAAATCTAAAAAAGAAGTCCGAGCGGAGGTAATGATTATCGATGAACAATAAAGAAGTTGTAGATATTTCCCACAATTTAAAACTCGATGAGATTCGCCACTATAAGGATACCGAGTATTGGACAACGATTGATATTTGGTTGTATCTGACTGGGGGCGACAGCACTATCATAGCCCATAAAGATGTCGTAGATTTTTGTCGTGAACACGAGTGGACTTTCTCGGAAAAAGGTAAAATCTCCATTAAGCGAAATAATAAAACCTATAATGGCTATGTCGTAAAACCAGATAATGGAATTAAACGCAAAACCAAAATCGTTCGCACACTCACTGTTTCGACTACCGTGCGAGATTATGTGTTAGAACTCTTCCAAGACTATGAATTATACTATGATTGGTGTCTAGAGCAACACCTTGAACCTCTTTCAGAAACTAGGTTTAAAGAAGAAACTCGTATAATCTTTCATTAGACTATTGACTTTTTGAACGAGGTGTGCTATAATGAGATTAACATTGAAGAACAACAACAATAATAATAATCAATTATAACTAGTTATTCTTTGATGTAGAATGTCAACCAATTAAAGCCAAAGGAGAATTATATTATGGCACTATTTCAAATGACAGAAAGATTAACAAACCCAAGTCAACGCAACTACAAATGGAAAGCAGGAGCTGTTTTGGGTGGCAAGGAAGCAAGCTTTGCTGACCGAATGGTTTACTACGACAAAGAGAAACAAGTTGAACTAACAACTAAACCTTTTGAGTTTGCAGTTCTTGGTATTTCATTCCATATCACTGGAACAAACCCAGAGAAACAAGGTCGAAATACTAGCTATGTAAACTATTTCTCAACCGAAGTAAACTATGTAGGCAACTGGAAAGAAACAGTTAATACTCCAATTACAGTTCGCAATAAGAACGGTGTAGTTGCTGAAAATACTACAATCAAGCGAGCCTTGGAAGAATTACCAAATGCCAAAATGGGTATTCGCTTGTATATCTGGAATTACGAAGCAAATCAAATTGAAAGTATATTAACAAAAGGAACATCTGCTGGTGTTGTCCGAGATATTCTCTTCCAAAACAAACCATATGCTGGTTATCCAATTAACGAGAATGTCTGGAAAATCGCTAATGAAGAAAAAGCTACAACTGGCTCATCTGTATTCTTCAAACCAGTATTCACACCAATTCGCAACATTGATGAGGCTGGTAAAGATAAAGCACTTGTTGACCCAGCTCACAACATTCAATACTATCTTAATGAAGTAGCTAAATCAGTTGTGAATGCTATCAATGACGGTAAGGAAAAAGAAAAACTTCAAGAATATTTGGACAAAGAACCAAGTATGCCAGACACAACAAAAGTGTCAGATGAAGTTGACTTAAGCGATATTCCTTTCTAGTCAGTTGTAAATAGAACTTTAAAATCACTACACTAAAGGGGGAAGTAAAGGGTTTTTATTTATTTCATTCGTTCTATCTCTTTACTTATTGAACACGCTGGACTTAATTCACAGTATAGTTATGGTTATGGTTATGGTTATGTTTATTATTGTTTTTGTTGTTAATCTTGTCTTATACTTGTCCTTGGCATAGGTGTTCCCCCCTTTTGTGTAGTGATTGGTTCATTACACAACTCAAAAAATCATCTATTTATCTGTTTTAAAAAAGCAACCCTTAATTGGGCTGCTTTTTTATTTGTTAGATTTTTAGATTTCTCAATCGTTCAGCTTGTTCCTTATCAAGTAGTAGCATTCCATTTCCGACTTGAACGTCAAATCGTTTCTTTAATGCTCTCGCACCAGATATATCACCGTCGTTCTTCATTTTTTCCATTCGGTCAATTGCTCGCATAGTTGTGTAGTCTGAACCGAAGCTTTGAAGTTTGCGTGTATCTTTATCTGTGCCAGTAAGATGTTGAATGTATGATTGAGCATAACCAGCTGTTTCATCAAGTCGCTTATTTCCATAAGCTTGTTTACCCTTGTTATCTTTTTGCCAGTCATTTGGAACCATTGTAATATCACCTAGTTCTCGGATAACTTGTTTGTTATTAAGCACAAGGTAAGGAGTATATTCTTCAGTCAAACTCATTACCACTGGTGAGAAATAGCTCTCCATATATTCCTTTTTAAGCTTATCAATCTCAGCATAATCAGCTTCCCCAAGTTTTGATTTACGGTTGTAAATCTCTTGGATTTTATTCTGATACTCTTGGAACTTCTGTTTGAGTGTTTGATTTGAACCCTCAATCTTCTGCTTTTTAATGTCCTTAATTTGACCCAACATCTTATAGTATGAACCTTGAAGCTCATTCTTAGCGTTATCATATAAGAAATCTGCTGACGGTTTTTCTGGTAAGTTCATACCAAGATACCTTTTAACTGCTTTATCTCGTGCTGAGTAGTAAGCAGTCTTTTCAGCTTCGTCCAAATCTTCATCGCTATCGAGTAGAGCTTGATTTTTAGGCAACATCAGATTGATAATCTGCTTCTCTTTCTTATTATCCCAGACAAAGTATTTATTACCAGCAAATTGGTTCATATAGTTGCGTAGTTGACTTTCAATTTCTGAACCAAACTTATCTGAGATTTCTTGTCGCTCTTTAGTTAGCTCATTAATTGCTTCATCGCCAAGACCTTTCTTTTTAGCCTCTCGGATTTCTTTATCTTTTTGTTCTAACTGTTCAAACACTTTCTCTTTACGCTTTTCAAGGTCGTTAATTGTATCACGGAACATTGAGTTGACATAGTCATATTTCGCACCTTTTTCTCCGTTAGCTCCAACATCTCGAGCAAAGGTTCGCTTAAACTGTTGTCCAAGTGAATAACCACCTTTATCTTCTGGTGCAGCGTTAGGGTCAACAATTCCACTTAGGAAGTTGAGCAAAACATCGAAGTTTGTTCCAAACAATCCTTTACCAGCTGAATATAATCGTCGGCTAGTGAGATTTCCGTCTTTGGTTTTACCGTCGATACCAAGTTTCTTTTCAAGCACTTTACCGATACCTTGATATGTATCGCTACCGAAGTAAAGACTTTTACCAGTCACAAGCTCGTATCCAACCTTACCAACATCTGGCACAACCGATGAGCTAATTCGACCAGCTGTTCGAAGAATTTCGCTAAATGGGTCATTTTGGTCAAACCGCATATCCATCACTGGTGAAAAATCAATCGTTGTAAATGGTGTAGCCGCTTTGAGTAATCCACCTAGATAATCTTGAGAGTTCTTATAACGACCACTTGCGATACCCTCAATTGCTCCAAACAAACCTTGCAATTCTTGTGGGAGTGGTAGGAATACTACATTTTTATCACCTAGCACAAAAATGATATTACTCTCTTTAACATAGTCTGGGATATTATTATAAATATCTCGGTTTTCATCTTTAAGGTTATTGTTCAAAATAGTCAATGCTGGAGCAACTGCATACATCATAATCTTCGAAGCATAACCTAATGGGTCTTGTTGTATCATCAACCTTGTTGACCTTGAGCCAGAGAATGTAGCATTAAGGTATGAAGTTCCACGACTAATAGAACGGAAGTTATAATTTACAGCACGGAAGTCAGTTGTTGCGTTTCGTCCAACAAACTCTGCTTTAGCCATAGCGGCATTTATATCTAAACCTTTGTCGATTGCTTCATTTAGCCCAGCTGAAATGTTCGACAAACGGGACATTTTTTCAAAGCTATCATTAGGTTTAGTTATCCATTCATAACCAAAGTTGAAAGCTCGTTTAGCTTTACCATTAGTTAGTTTCTCAACTGTTTTGTTATTCATAAAACCACTGTGAGAACCAAACTGGTGGAAAAATGTATCATCAGCGATACTTCCTAGGTATAAGGCATTTCTTCGAGCAGTCTCATAATCAATGCCAAATTCTTTCATAAGCAGATTGGTTGTTAAATCAGCGTTCTTTAAGATTTGAGCATTGAATTTTTCACCACGGATACCGTGTCCCCGAATACCAGTCATTATATTATCGAACGCACCAAAGCTTCTACCACCAGTCATAACTGCTGATTGAATTGTATCTCGTGCAAGGTTTCTTGCACCAGCAATCAATGGGGCGGAAGTAGTATTAAATCGGAACATACCAGATACAGCGTCAGCAACACCCCAAGCATATTTCTTAAAGCCCTCCAATTCTTTCTTATTATATTTCTCATTGAGATATTTCTGAAGAACTGCTTTAGTTGCTGGGTCATCAGTTGTATATTCACTATTACCAGCTCGCACCTTATCAATATCATCATTAAAGGTTTCACCCTCAATATCTTGTCGAGCTTGACGAACTTCTTCGTGTTTATTGGCTTCTTCATCACCTAATAGATTATAAAACTCAGCACGGTCTTTCGTTTCACTCTGAATTGTCTTTTTAAGGTTCTCCATTGTTTCTGGGTCTTTACGAGCGTTAATAATCGTATCCCCAAATTCACGAATTTTGCTCTTAGTCTTTTGAATATCTTTACGTGCTTCTTTTAGCACATCATTTCGGTGGCGATAGAGCTGTTCAATCTCATTCTGGTGAGCAATTAAATCTTCACTGCTCCACTTACCAATATTCTGTTCTAGCTCAGTTTGGAATTTCTCAATCGACTTGTCGATATTCTCGAGCTGTGTCTTGTAGTCATCAGCTTTAACGCCTTTCGCCTCGATTGATTTTTTAACCGCTTCGAGTTTTTTATCACGCTTAGCAGTAGCGTTGTCAAGTTCTTTTTGTGTTTTCTCAATGACCGCTTTGTTGCTTTCGGCTAGATTGACTAATTGTTTATGTCGTAATTCAAGTGTCTTACGAGTTTCATCAATTAAGATATGTTGAGCAATATGTTCCATACCAGCCTTAAGTTCATTGTTGTCATTAAACAAATTCTTAACAGTTTCTGGAAGTTTACCGTTAAAGATTGTTTCCGATAACTGTTTCATTACCTTAAGGTTATCTTTAGCAGTTAGTTCACCACTTCGTAGCACTTCTCCAATATCTCGTGCGACACCTAGTCGAACATTGGTGATTTCGTCAAAGCTATCTAGTTCTTTAATAGTATCAGTTTGTAGGTCGTGAACTTTATTTAAGCTATCACTTAAGTCATTAACTGCCATATCAAGCTTAGCATACTCACGAACATTGCGTGTCATTACACCTTGATTGCGTATATCTACTCGACCTTTTTTGATAAGCTCTTCAGTCTTGAAGTTCTCAATCCTATCTTTAAGGTTAAGAGCTTTCTTCATATCAGCTTTATCACCAGTTTTATTCGCTTCGTTCATTGCTTCAACATACTGGTTTTGAACAGCGTTCATATGTTTTGGCATTTCAACATCAAACATCTTGTTCATATCGTCAGCAAGTTTTACTGCTTCTTTTGGGGCATTCTTCACTGAGATACTGCGAAGTGTTTCGCTTGCCATTTGGTCGATAAGGTCTGGGTTATTTGCCATTTCGTCATATGCCGTTTTAGCTGAGAAACCTTGTTCCATTCGACGATTGACATATTTATTCGCAAATAAATCTTGAGCAAGGGTCATTGTCGCCATAATATTAGCTGGGTCTTGCATATTATATTCTTTAGTTGCAAGGTCAACATCGTGTCGAACATTACTAATATCTTCATCATCTAACTTGGCTGACACATTGTTATCACGATATTTACCAGCTTTATCTGGATTGATTTCACGATAAGTTGCGTTTGGTCTTAATGGGTTGTATTTCTCATTTGCAACATCAATGTTCTTAACCCCAACAGTGTTCATATCATTGAGCAAGTCAGATACTGCTCGAACCCTATCAAGCTCCATATGTCGAACTGCTGAGTTGAGTAATTGCATATAAGCTGAAGCTGGGTCAAGTTTAACTAGATTTGTGTCAGTCGGTTCACCACCTTTAGCGTTGTGGTTCATCTTACCAGTGCTTAATGAAGTATTATTATTTTCGATATATTTACCAGTATCTAAGTCAATGTAGCCTTTAGACATATATCCTTTAAAGTTTCCATTGGCGTCAATTGTATCCAAGAAACCTTTTGGTCGGATACCTAAATCTTCGAACGCTTTAGTTGCACCACGAAAAGCTTCGTGGAATGTATCAACAAGTTCAGCTTTAGCTTCATAATTCTTGATTGAGTTAACGCTATCTTGGAGGTCGTGAAACTTATTTATTTCAGAAGTTGAAGCTTTTTCACCATTCTTAGCTTTGTTTTCAATCTGACCTTTCAACTGTTTGTATTCAGAGATTTTACCAAGCTCTTCAATAGCATTATTATCAAGAAGTTTAACCCCAATCTTCTTACCATTAAGGTCTTTGATTTCCATATCCTTACCAGTTAGAATATTATATCCAGCTTTCTTGGCTAAGCTATCAAAGTTTTCAAGTGGATTAACTACATTATTCTTTTTGAAAGCCTGCTCTAAGTCATTTATTGCTGCACCACGGAGGTCATTACTATCCAGCTGAGCTTTCTGAGCCATAGTATGAAGTTCATCACCCTCTTTCAACCCCTCAGATAAAACCTTAGTCATAGCTAAATCGGCATTTCGAACAGCTGTGCCACGAGCCTTGACATCAAACTTTTCTTTCCATTTAGTTTCATCAATACCCAGCTTAACCTTGTTGTAGGCTTGGCGTGTCATATCGCTTGCTTTTTCCCAACCTTTAGTTGCTTTAGCAGCTTTGCCTAATCCACGGAGAACTGGCATAAGGTTTCCTAAACCGATAATATTTTCAGCAAGGTTTTTATTGCTGAAAGTGATTGCGTCCTCCATTTGCTTAGCGTATTTATTAACATCGCTAGCAAAGTATGAGTAGTCGTCATCTTTTTTACCAGTCTGAACCTCGTGTAATTTATTGATAATATTTGCTCGTGGAATTTCAGTCGCCATATCTTCAGCAATATGAAGTGGTATTTTAGCAAGTTGCCCCAAAGGAGTTTTACCAAATTCTTTTGCTTTACCAGCAACGCTTGCTGCCTTGGCAACATTTTCTGCACCGACTGCACTTTTAGTTGCGTCAATAGCCTTACCAGCTCGTTCACTAAATGTGCCAATATCTTTAATCTTATTTGTTCCAGATAAGACATTACCAGTAAATTCTAATCCTTTACCAACAGTTTTTGTTGCTCCAAGTGCTTTAACACCAAGGTTTGCGACACCGTTGACTAGTTTTGCACTAGCTCCAGTCTTTTCTAGTTTATCAGCGACATTCATAATCTTGCTGACATTAGCTGCTACTTTAGCACCTTGTAATGCTTTTCCACCAGCTTGAAGTCCTGTTCCAATACCTTTAAGAGCTACTATATCACCAGTCGCACCAGCGATACCACCAGCAAAACCGCTCAAACCATTCAATGTATTATAAAGGTCAATCTTTCCAGCGTGGAAGTTATCATTAAAATCCTTAAAACCTTGATAACCATTGTTGTCCATATTCTCTAAAGCTGAGAAAACATTATACTGTTTAACTTCTTTCGGCATCCATTTTGGACTAAACAAACCAGTAGTTGCTTGAGCGGTAATACCCATTTTAGTCATTCCGTCAGCAAAGTTTCTTTCGGCACTATTAAGGTATGTAAAGAAACCACCCTCATTCCAAATACCATTTTTAGCTAATCCATTCTTTGCTGCTGAAAGATAAGCAAGGTTCTCACCACGAGATTGTTTATCATTAAACCTTACAAGGTCATCACTTCCGCCACCATTAGCTTTAATCTTCTCGTTTATCATATCGAGTATCTTTTGCTTTTCATCATTTTGGATACCGTCTTGGAAACCAGTAATTAAAACTGTGCCGTCATCAGCTTTACCCCGATAAGTGAATTTATTCTGAATGTCTTGTGGAAGAGCTAACAAAGCCTTGTTGATATTTTGCATTTGTTGTAAAGCTTCACCAGTTGGTTTGTCTTCAGCTGTAGTCGAGCCACCACGAAAGTTTGCTAACTTATTTGTAGTGATTGCTCCGTTGAAGCGACCGTCGCCAAATTCTCTTTGAATACGAAGCCATTCGTCATCGTTTCCAACATTCTCTTTCTTAAAAATGTTTTTCCATTCTGATTTCTTTCGCTTGATATTTCCAAGCTCAATCTCATCATCATCTTTAACATTTTCATCTTTAAGCTTATTAGCAAAGTTTAAACTATCTTTATATTTATCAACATTCAAGTCTAAATTATTAGCTTTATTTAATCGGTCAACTTCTTTTTGGATTGCTAAGTTTTGCTGAGCCTCTTGCTCATAACTCTTTGTTGTGGCATTGAACATCTCTCGCAACTTATCAACGTTCTGTGGAGCAAAGTCAACCTTACCAGCAACATTGTTATCAATATAATTTTTAAATTGTTTAAAGCTATCACTCTTAATAAAGTTATCTGTTCCAAAGACATTGATTTTTCCGTCCTTATCAACATCAAATCGTGGACCCTCAGTCTTTGCTAACTCTGGGTCGCGTCCAAGTGCTACATAGCCCTTATTATATTCTTGACCGATACCGTATGTTCCATTAGCATTTTGAACAACATCAGCGTCCCTTACTTTCATTCCAGTTGAGCTTAAGTCGGTTTCGCCCTCAGCGGGTTTTACCCAGCCGAAGTTTGTGCCGTGAGCTTTATTATATTCGCCAATCGCTTGGTTATATTCTTCTGGTGAATTAGCTCCTATAACAGCTAATCTTCCATTGTCTTGAATACTAACATCTGCCATTTTTTATTACCTTTCTATTACCAACCTTTGCCGCTAAATAATCTTCCAATAGTCGAACCCGCCGCTCTTAATGGAGCTGTATATATATCAGCTGCTATACCAGCGGCAGTTCCTATTGGATTATTCTTAAACCTTGCGGCGTAAGCGTTATTATTTGCGTCATTCAAAGTTTTATCTTTATTATGTGTAAATAGATTATTCATTACATATTCAGTTGGAGATAAGAGTAATCCATTATATTTAGCGGCGTAGTCATGTCCGCCCTTACCAGTATTTTCATATTTGCCAGTTTGAGCATTAAACCTCACAAAGCCGTTTGCCATATCGTTCTTTAAATCACTTCCAGCTTGAACACCTTGTCCAGCGGCAGTTGTTGCTTCACCTTGAACATTACCCATACCACCCATTTTACGAGCCATTTCTTGTTGAGCGGCAGCTTGTTGAGCGGCAGCTTCAGCTCTAGCTCTATCTCGTTTCTGTCGTTCCTTATAAGCCTTTTGAGCCTCTTTGGTTAGCCGTTGCTTTTCGTTTTCTAGCTCGCTACTTAAAGCATTTTGAGCAGCAGTGGTTCGAAATGCTGATACCAAGTTGGCTACAGCTGGTGAAGAATAGCGACCAGTCATATAGGTATCACCTATTCCAGCCACATTCGTGCTTTGTTGTCCACCTCGTTCTGTTCCAATCGTGTCAATATGATTTTTCTGAATATCATTTAAGCTATTATTGGAGATTTGTGAGATTGTATCACTAGCTTTATTCCAAGGGTCAGCCGCTTCAGCTCCCGTTGATTGTCCAGCAAAAATCCTATTAGCTGGATTGCTATTAGCGTAAAAGTTCATATCTACCCCAGCTGTTGGCATTGGTGTAGTTTGGATACCTCCAATCTTTGGTGTTTCAGCTGGTGCTGGTGCTGTTCCAGTAGCTGGTGCTGGGGTTGCGTTAATTTCTTGACTTCCTAATATTTTCTCTTCCATATTACCTACTTCTTTAAGTCGCTATTAGCTTCCATAATAGCTTCATTAAGTTTATCAAAGGTTTGTTTATATTGCTGACCTTTACCAATAATCTTGTCCATAGTCGTGAGATAAGTTTGGTTAGCTTTAGCGACATTTGGCATATAAGTCTGAGCGTCATATTTGATTTGCCCAGTGCTTGGTAGGTTTGAAAACAATAAACCACCTGCGTTTGCTGCGACTGCCATTTGGTCGTGAGCAATATTGCGTTGTTGATTGAGCTGATTGATTTGATTATCACGAGCAATCCCTTGCTCTTTCTCAACATTGTTAATTAAATCTCGTATGCTGTCATTCATCTTTTTATTTTCCTATTTATATTATAACATTTTAGCTTAGCCGTTTCCACATAAAAACAGTTTGATAGCTGGGGTCTGTATCACTCTTGGAAACGATTTGAGCGTTCTCAATTTTCTCCCAAGTGCTATCATTCCAGTTCATTAGTATTGCTGGGCTACGGCTATCATTCTCGTTCATATAGACCGAGCCAACTGGATAGCAACTCTTTAAGGCTTCAATTCGCACCGTGTCTTGTAGCACGATTTTACCTTTTTCATTATCAATCTTGATATAGTCGTCCCCTTTGAATGGATTAACTGGTGGAGCGACTACACCGTCAACCGTGCTAGACACTAATTTATATAAATCACCGTCCAGCTCATACATTCCCATTCCAAACTGTTGACCGTCTGGTTGTAAGCCAATTACAATCGCTTTAGTGCCGTCAGTTGATAAAAACGATTTGCTATATTTTTCTTGTTCGACATTACTAAACAGACTATTCATTCGGTAAATAGTCTGTTGTTTAGTTGAGCCGAAAGCGTTTTGATTAAACATTAGTCAGCCTCCACATTCTGGGTTTCCATTGCTAGCCCGTTCAAACCAATATGGTCTTTATAAGCATACCCTTTAATCCTTAATTGTCCAACATAACACCTTGCGTGCAAACCAATATTCACCATTGTTGAACCACTATTATTCTCATTGTAGAATAAGTCAGTGTCATTATCTGGAGCGTCCTTTTGTTTAAAGATTGTTTTAGTCCAGACACTTGGATTATCATTATGGTTTTGGTCAAAACCAACTCGCCAAGTAGTTGAACTCATCTTTGAGAAGTGAGCCATAATCTTATGAACAATCATTAAACCAGTTGTATCTGGTGAGTGAACATATTGTGTCTGATATTCACAAGGAATTACACAATCGAAGTCGCCAGTTGCTGAACCCTCATTGAGTTCCATAAAGCAAAGGTATTGACTATGTGAAGCCCATAATCTATCTGACTTCTGCTCCGTATAAACACGGTAGATATAGCGTTGAGTATCCATAATCCAAGGTGATGTCGTATGCGTTCCAGAAATATCAAAAATCAATTGATAATCATTAACTTGAAGATGTATTCTTTGGTTATGAGCATAGATATAACGATGTGATTTTTCTGGAATATCTCTAATCAAATTATCAATTAGGTTCGAGTTAGCAGTTGCGTCCGCACCAGAAAATCGTCTAAATCCCTCAGATTTGTTGAAGAAATATACGCTACCGTTATACATTACCATATCGGTTCGTTTAGCCACACCAATCGCATTACTAAATGTATCTTGTTGGTTTGAAGAGTTTCCGCTCTTTGTGCCACTAAATTCAAAGCCTAATGGTGAGGTAAAGATACTCATACCGTCCTCACGCCAGATTGCTACAGAGTTTTCAGTATATTTGATAATACCAGTGATTGGTGTCGTTCGGCTATCGTAAGTAGCGATGTTTGGTGAATAGAACCTATCATGGAAATCCATATATTTCGCACCAGTTCGGTTAATCATTGATACACAAACAAGGTTCGGACTATCTGGGAAGTTCGCCAGATAGATACGGTTGTTAATCAGCTCAATATATTTAGCTCCCTCTGGGGCTTTCAAGTTTTCATCAACTTCTGGATTAGCGGTGTGAATAGTCCAATCTCGCACGTTGATATATTTTAGTCTTGATACACCGTCAACATACAAAATTCTTCCGTCCGCTAATACCCCAGAAAACACTTTTGCTTCTTGTGGAATTACACCACCGTCAATAAAGTCGATGTCATTGTTTTTAAGGTTAAAGCGACCAATCTTTTTAGTTGCTCCGTTATCTGCTACAAAGATTAAATATGGAACATCTTTCACAATCACTTCGATTAAATCACCAAAGAATTTCCAATCATTAGTCATTGTGCCGACTACTGGAATAAGTGAAGTGTTTTGCCAGTTGAGTTTGCTTTCTTTGAGTGCTTCATTAAGTCGTGGAATTACCGTGATTGCTTTTTCACCAGCGAACCCTTTTGCTCCAATCTCGATTGGGCGAGATACTGGGACATAATATTCTTCATCAAATTCATCAATCACCTCAAAGCGAACCGTATAATCTCCTTTCACTCCACCAATCAAACGATAGGAATAATTAGCATATTCATAGCCGACCTTAGCTAGGTCAATAAATGCTGTGCTTTTAGGTTTGACATCTTCACCTTGATAATAATGAATAAGTAGTGTTCCAGTCGCACTATTACGATTACGAAGTCGGACACTTCCACCAACAATTAGTTTATCAGAATGAGCTTTAAAGCGAACTTGGGTATTGATGTCGAGTGATAAATCACCCTCAATTTGTTCTGGTTTAATATCAGTAAAGACTGTGCCATAGTCATTAAGGAACTTCGTGCCAGCTCGTGAAACCAAACTTGCTCCTTGTTCATTGTATTTCTCATTGGCAAATCGCCAGTTAGCCATATAAGGGCTAGTAGTGCGAGCTGATTGAAAGTCGGAAGCAACTGTGCTTAATCCACGAAACTCCACGAATTGTGAAGTTTCTTTAACACGCCGACCACGCCTTGACTGCCACGAGTTGGTGCGAGCATAGATATGTGGATAATTTCGATACCAGCGTTCTTTTGTGTTTGAACCTTTTCGTGCCATTACCAGCTCCTTTTAATTGTGAAGTCGCTATGGTCTTGTGCCAAGTTGTTTTTAAGCTCGTAGATTTCTTTATCGATATTTTCGTATTCTGCCACGGCTCGTGTATCATCAACATTGTAGCGGTGATAATTTACTCGGACAAGTTTGAGTAGTAAGTTCATTAAAATCAGATTAACTGGTAGCACTTCATCTAGATTATCTAGCTTGTAGCGTTTTGGAATGAACTCATAAGTGATATGAGCGATTGTGCCACTTGGTAGTGGTTTCTGAGTTTTAAGGAATGTTCCTTTGAGATTTTTAGTAATTGTGAAAGCGTTGTCGCACATACAAACACAATCCTCACAAGGTGAGCAAGGTTTATGAACAATCGCTTTAAAGAACTGGTTATTCAGATATGTCAAAGGCAATGAGCATTCTTCACAAGTTTCGTCAGAGGTTAGGTAGATTTCTCGGAGGCGAAGAATATCACCAACACTATCATCATCTAGTCGCCACTGGGTCGCTCGCTGCCCGCTTTCGGTGTAGTCGGCAAGTTCAATGCTATCTTCCAAATTAAAGGGTGAGAAATGGTTTAGCTGGCTAGCAAGTTCTCGAAGTGCGGTGTTGAGCCAACTAATAATCAATTTTGTAGGATAAGTGTGCGTGTCATCACCGATGTCATCTCGCACTTCATCAATAAATTCTCTAACAGTTATCTGTGCCATATACACTCCTCTTTGCTTTCTTATAATTCTTGCCAACTATGTGTCGTTCGTTGCGAACATTCCCCACACCGTCTAATCTGAAATTCTTGCCAAAAATGTATTCATAGAATTTCGTGGTCATAAGCCTATACCGATTTCTGCGTTCGTTATAGTATAGCCCAACGCTTTCTTTCTTTACGACACCAGATGTATCAAAGAAGATTGGTTGTAAAATCTTTTTAATGTAAATCTTATACCACTTATCGATTGCTCGCTTGCGTGGTTTAAGAAAGATAGGCTTATAACATAAAATTCCATTTCCGTCGATAAACGGAAACAGAACTGGTATATTGAAATATTCGACCTTTTGAACAATTATCTCTTTTGGTGAAAATTGCATTAGCGAACTTTCAACCGTAGTCGTTTCAGTCGCTTCACCAATTCTGTTTTTACAATTCATATTTTACCGTTTATTCCTTTTGTTTAATATACAATTATGCGTTGCTTATCTAGAACGCTAAATAGTTTTTGTTTTGTTTGTTCGGTTGTTGGAACACCGTTTGAACCTAGGTAATATGTGCGTCCCACGAGATACTCGTGGCGGTCATCTGGAAGTCGAACGACCCCAGCTGTCGCAATCATATAACTTTGGTTGTCGATGAAGTTTGTTCCAATGATTAGGAACTGTGCTTCGTGTCCGTCTTTACTTGCGAGTTCTGGCACACCGTTATGATTAACATAAGCACCAACTACTCCACCAGTAGGAACGGCAAAGTTTGTTCCAACTTTATCTAATGTAGCAACATTGTTTTTGTCAGCTAGTGTCATATCGCTCATTGAGAGCTTACGAGTTGTCCAACTTTCACAACCTGTGCTATCGTATTCTGGTTCAAGAACGAGTAGATAAGCGTTATTAGCACTCAATGAACCGTTATATTCTGGTATTTCTGCTGGATACATTATCTTTCTCCTACTTGGTATTGGTTTTTATATTCATCTGTTCCGCAACTGAACACACCAGCTCCCATATTTACTGGGGCTTTACCTTGGTTGATTGTGCGAACTTCTTTATTAAAGTTTCCAGCCGTGCAGTTGTAGATACGGATTGTGCCGTCATCACGGTTAGTAGTTTTGAAAGTCTTTGAACCACAGTCATAAACCGCTTTTGGTCGCACGCTTGGTGGTAGGTCATTAACAACTTTAATACCACCGTAAATATCGTCGTCGAGAATTTTACCGTCATTGTAATAACGGAGCAACTCGAAACCAACCTGAGCATTCAAATCGCCGTTTGGAGCAATCACACCCTCTTTATAGAATGTGTGTCCTTGTGCCACAGTTCGAGTAAATGAAGTTCTCGCACCAAAGCTGATGTCCCATACTTTTGTCAATCCACCGTTAGTGTCAATCGACCAGATGTGTAGAACGAAAGGCGTGTCATAGTTTCCAACTGCGTTATATTGGTAGTTGCTCCATACTGGGTCAGAAATAACATATTTGATTGAGTTATCTGCTTGGACTTCAGTATGAACTTTGACACGAAGATTAAAATGACCGTCGCCAACCTTAATTTTGTTGCCGTCCATTATCGTATAAAAACCGTTATCAACGAAGAGCGTTGTATACTCTCCGTTGACTTCAGTTCGCATAGTAATGTCATCATTTAAGGCTGTTCGTGAATAAGCTTCAATTCTTGCCATAAATTAAACCTCCTACGCCACGATGATGTCATTACATTCATCAACTTGTGGATTGTGTGTAAAGATACCGTTCTGTCGGTCTGGAACCCATTTACCATTTTCTTGTTTGGCGTGAGTTTCGTTGATATTACCCCAAGCTGGGTGGAACTTATCTTTATTAGCACCAGCTGGTAGTTCGATAGTATCCCATTTCACTACACCGTCTCGTGCGGTCAATGTTGCTAGTCCATTTTCTGGAGCTGGTAGGTATCGTGGACAACCATTTTCGGTAAATACCATTACACCTTTAGCAGTTTCATTAGGTTGAAGAATTTGTTCTTGAGTTTTCCAACCTTTCCAGAAATCTTCACCCTTTTGTTTGAACAAGAAAGCACAACCCTCTTTAAGCTCTTGGGTATCAGCACCACTGGTGTTGCCAACATTACCAAGGTCTTCAAGGCGACCATATGGAAGAAGTTGTTTGATATGAACCTTTTGAGTTTCACCGTGTTCATTTACATATGTCACATTTCCTTGACCGTCTGATGTTAGGTTAGTCAATGTTTCCCATTGTTTAACACCGTCTTTAATATCAAGTTTAGCTGAACAGCCGTCGATATTAAAGATGTAGCTTCCTTTTTTGTTTTGAAGTTCAGCGATTGTAAAATTACAATCACAGTTCGCAAGATAACCTCGAGCTGGTTTAGCTGGTTTGCTTTCGCAACCACAATTACAGCCACGGTTATAATTCAATGCGTTATTATTGTTTGAGCATTCACTACAATTTGCCATTTAATTTCTCCATTATTCAATTGTTAAAGCGACTGGTTTCTTAATTCCAGTTTCAAGAGTTTGAGCCTCTTTCTTTGGCTTAAGAACACTTAAGTCTGTATGGATGTTTGTGATATTCGACTTGACTTCGTGCTGGTTGCGTGAAGATACCACAAGTGAGATTTTAGCTCCCTCTCGGTAGATAAAGAACTGGAAGTCTGCTGGAATTGTGCCAGCTAGTTCAACAAGCTGACTGTTATTGTCGATAGCAAAGTCATTAGCTGAAACTGTTAATGAGATTTTAGCATAAACAGTTGATGTAGCTCCCTCACTTTCGAGCGAGATAATACTTTCAAAAGTATTCTTTCCATTAGCAGCACCGTTGAATGATACCAATTCTTTAAAGCGATTTGTTTCAATATCTGTTTTAGTTTTTGCAATTTCTTCTTTTTGTTTGATTGGTTTAACTTCACCGTCAAACGTTGAGAATGAAACATCACCAGTTGGTGTAATCAAAATCTTGTTTGGAGCAAAGGTTGTTTTTGGCTCAGTTATTGTTTCAAACTGTGGCAAAGCACCAGTTGTTCCGTCTAATACACGCCAGTTGGCAGTGTTGAACTCACCCTTAATGTCTTGAAGAGCTTGATATAGTTTACCGTCGTGAACAACAATATCACCCTCTTTGTAATCAACTTCTGGGTTATGATTTTTGATTGCGTTTTGTTTTTCTTCTTTTAGCTTTCTGATTAAGTCTTTTGCTTGTTTGTCTGTTTTAATTTCGGTCATAATACCGAACACATCAAAGAAGAATGTTCGTCCATTTTTAGGGTCAACAACTAGTGTGTTGACATATTTGACACAAGTATTATCTGGGTCAAAGTCAACGATTGTTTCAGCAGTTAATACTGGAACGCTAGCCATTTGATAAGTTGGACAGTAGCCGTGAGCTTGAACACCATTGCTTTCTGCTTTACAGCTACAAGCTTTTTTACATTCGCAAGGTTTGTTGCAGTTGCAAGGTTTTTTGCACTCACACTCTTCTACTTTGTATGCTCGTGGTCGGCATTTCATACAATTTGGATTTATTCCCATAGTTAAGCCCCCAATTCACTTTGAACTAATAGACCAAAGGTTGCGTATTGTCCAGCTGGATTGAATACATAACCCTTTTGTTTTGCGAAATCATACACTACCAAGCTCTTGTATACGGCTTCATATTTGCTTGGGTCAAAATTATTTTTGAATAGGTTTCCACTTGAAAGCGTTGCCGTATTTCCATAACTGTCAATATGCACCCATTGTTGAGTTTCTTCAACAAATACATAGTGGTTAGGGAATGCTCGTGCTTCACTCAATGTCTTAACACTTACGTGCGGGATTACAACTGGTTGTGTCTTTTCACAGTCTGCTTTTGAAACTGGAATATAAACATCAGCTGGTTGAGCTGGGCATTCTACTGGGCAATCTTCCAATACACGGTTGCCTGTGTATTCATAAATACGATTGATACCGTCTTCTGAAATAGGTCGCATTATTTTTACCTCTTATTTTATTTTAGTTTTTCTATAAAAATAGCTTAACCCCTCAATCAGAGAAGCTAAGCTATTGTAAAGTTATTAACCAGCTACTGGTGCAGCAGCTTTTTCGCCACAGCAGAAGTTAAAGCTATCTAAGCTAAATGCTGGAACAGCTAATTTAATAACAAGAACTTTCTCTGGAAATACTGTTTTCATACCAGCATACCATAGTTGTGTAATTTTCTCTACCATATTAGCACAGTCGTTTCCACCAGTCTTGTAGATACCACCGTCAATTGTGTGGTGAGCAAATGCGTCTCGTGAAGCAATTACTACATACATTGATTGGTCATCTTCTGAATATAGTGGGTGGAAGTTTTTGCCCTCTTTGTAGAAGTTTTGTCCGCTAGGGATGATGTTTAGTTTAACACCAGACAATTGTGCTGGAAGCACTTTTGGTGTAATCATACCGTGGTAAACTGAACCAAGTGTGATACCGCTTAATACATTACCAGTTGAATTGAAGAAACCTGATTGAGCAATAGCCATATCAATGTTCTGTGCCAATTCAGTTGTTCCGAACACTTCAAATGAACCTTTGAAGTTCGAAGTCATATATCGGTAAGCAGCGTTAACAGCAGCAATCTGTTGGTCGGCAGCAATTGTTGACAAGTCCCAGAAGTGTTTTGCCAATTTTCCAGCGAATGGAGCTTTAGCATTTACCAATCGTGGGTCAACTGTTGCTTGTTTTGTAGCAATACCGTCGCCAACAAGTTTGTTCCAAACATCAAGTGCGTAAACGAATTTTTGGTCTTCAACTGATTTTCGGAATTGTTCCATAAAATCAACTTCTGTCATAAATCGTTCAGTCACTAGACAGTGTTGAGCCATAGCAGCGTATCGTTTGCTTAGGCGGAACTCATCTGGTTCAAATGTTGGAGCTTCACCACCACAAGGGATTGAACAAGCTAATTCTAATTGTCCACCACAAGTGATACCAGTTTTGTAAGTAAGATTGTCAACTGCAACATTGTCAAGTGGTTTAACATCTCGTCGTTTGTAGAAAGTCAAAACTTGTCCAAGAGCAATGTCCTTGTCGAATGTTCCGAAGTCAATAGCAGAGTTATCAAAGAATGTTGTATCCAAGAAGTTCTCATCAAGAGTTGGGTCTTCCAAAATACGGTCTTGGTAGATAGCTCGGATAAGTGGTTGAATTGTATCCATATCAATCACTTTCGACTTCATATCGTTTGTGTAATTATATTTATTAACAGCCATTTTATTTCCTTTTTAGTTTTATATTATTTTTGAATATAGCTTTATCCAAAAAGATACTAACCACAAAGGAGTAAAATTCTAAGAAACTCGTCCAGTCATAAGCACTTGTTTAGCTCGTGCGTAATCTGGGTGTGGACTGTTAGGATTACTGTTAGTAATTCGCACAACTTCCATAGCATTAGCCATAGTCATTTGTCCCTCTGGCACTCGGTCATATTGTGGTGCTGGGGCTACTGGTTGTGGGTTGCTTGTTGGCATTCCACCGTTCTTTAATTGTGCTTGTGAATTTACCATTTGAGCAAATTGTGAAAGTCGCTCACGGTTAATAATCCCATTTTCAACAATCGTAATTCCCATATTTACAGCTTGCTTCAAAATATCACCGTTCTCAATATCATTTTTAATAAATGAGTTTGAGCCAGCTACATCTCGTAAAATGTTTCGATTGATTTCATCAGCCATACTCTGTGGGTATGCTGGAGCAGATGTTTGCTGAGGTGTTGTTTGAGCAAATTGCTCTGGGTTCGCTTGTTGAATAGCTTGGTCTGTTTTCTCAATTCTATCTTGCCAAACGAATGAAGAATTTTCTTTAGTTGCTTGTTTGTGTTCAGCCACCAATTTTCGCTTTTCTTCAATCTTGGAAATGAAGTCTGAAACTTTATCAGCTCCACCTTTAGAATTGATATATTTGTCAAGCTCTGCGTTCTCTTGCTGGAGTTTCGCTAACTCTTGGTCGCTTAACTGGTTTTCCGTGCCAGTCGATACTTCTGGTGCTGTGCCTTGTGCATTTGGAACTACACTTGGTTCAACTCCGTTTGTATCTGGAACAATATTAGTTGTATCCATTTATTTTACTCTCCTTTTGTAAAGGTTTAATCTTTTTTGTTCTGAGAGATGTCTATCTCTCTATTTATATTATACTACATACTATAAAATAAATATACAATAAAACAATAAAAAATACCCTTTTTATTTAAGGGTATTTTATAACGCGAAAAATGTTATTTTTTCTTAGTGAGCTTTGCCATAGCAATGATACCAGCTCCACCAGCTGACAATGCTCCAACAATACCACCAGTCATACCAGCTTGAGTAAAGCCGATACCGTATGAGGCAATCACAGCTGAACCGATAAGTAGCAAATCACCAAAGATATAAATTCCTAATCGAACTGGTTTTGGAATTAGCTCTTTAAGTTCGTTGAACTGTTCATCTTGATTTAGATTTTCGATAGCCTCGAAAGCTTCTTTTTTGCTGTCTTCTAACACTTTTAGTTCCTCCTTAGTAAATGGTCGTTCGTTAATTTTTGGTAGTTCATTAGTTTTTTCTGCCACCTTTTCCTCCTTTATTTCTGGTTTAGGTTCTTCTTTCTTTGGTTCTGCTTGTTTAAAGGTATCGATTTCGATAGGTTTAGGTTCTTCCTTAACTTCTGGTTTAGGTTGTTCAATTGGGGCTGGTGTTGGCACTGCTTGTGGTGCTGGTGCTGGAGCTGGTGCTGGTCGGTTTTCAACTCTTGTGCCAAAATCACCAGCTGGGATTTCAGTTGTAGGAGTTAGCTCAACCCAAACATCTACGCCACCACGGTTAACTTTAGCGAACCACATATTATCATTTTGAACGACTTCTTGAGCTACGAAAGCTCCCTCGATTTTTACGCTATCGCCAGTGTTGATTTCACCGCCAATTCGATACCCCTCATTGTCAACTTTTACGAGCCAGTCTGCTGGGATACCATTTTCTTCCCAAGTGAAGCCAACTGGGCATAGTTCATTTATCCGAACTTCTTTGCGACCGTCATTGATATGCGTTTCAACAACCGTAAATGTTTGATTAAACTTGAAGTGTGAACCAACATTGATTACATCGTCGATTGCTTCTGGTGCTGGTGCTGGTTGTGCTTTACCAGTATAACGAAAGATTGTCAAATACTGAACATTGTTAATACCTGCTAGCCAGTCGTGATTATCGATATGAATACCGTTATAACCGTATGAACAATGAATAATATTATCGCTATCGATGTAAATGCCCACGTGCCCGTTGGCACCTGCTGTCTGTCCTTGTTTACCCCAGAGGAATATATCTCCCCTTTGGGTTGGAATGTACCCATTTGCGTCTGCCTCAATTCGTTGGAAACCAAATTTAGGTAAATCAACAAATAATGTTTCAGTGTTTCCGATACGGAAACCTTGTGGTAAAATCCCAGCATAAATTAGAGAATAGTATACCGATGAACTGCAATCAAAAGAGTTGAGACCATTCCTATTTATCATTGAGTAGCTAACTTTTCCTTGTCGTTGAGCGAACCATTCAATTGCTTTATCCATTTTTCTTCCTTTCTTTCTTTAATCTATCTTTGATAACTTTATTTTCGTATTCTTCTCTCCAAGCCTCAATCAAATTATCTATGTATCCATTACCTCCTAACGCTTTATAATCCTCGAATGACCGTTCAATTTCGTCAATCTTTTCTGGTTGAGTATTTATCATTAGTAAGATTTCATTGCGTTTACCGTTTCTGGAATTATTTTTACCAATCTCACGGATTTCATCGACATCTTTTTTGACTTCAGCTATTTGTTCATTTACTCCTTGAAATTCCCCTTTGAGCATTTCTTTCAGACCATTTTTAAAGTGTTTGATTAGTGAGCCAATTCCGCCAATCAGTCCCACTAGTAGTGCCACAATTCCACTAATTTCACCTATTGTTATATGTTCCATTTTTGTGTTTATTTTATTATTTAATAATATAATCCTTTCTATTACTATTATACTTCATATCAAAAAAACAGTCTATATTTCAAGACTGATTTTTTGAGTAAATGAACAAAATAACAATTTTAATTTGGAGCAACGGAGTGGAATTGAACCACTGTAAAAGGTTTTGCAGACCTTTGTCTAAGCCACTCGACCACCGTTGCAAACACTAGGGGGAAGAAAACGAATTAACATTAAAGGAGCGTTTAACTCAAAACCAAATGAAATGAAAATTTTTGTTAGTGCGAAAAGCAATAAAAAGTCTTAAAATAAACTGCGAAGATAGTAAAAACTTCCCCTTTACAATTATATCATATAAATAAAAAAAAGAGATATAATATCTCTTTTAATCAAAAGTCCAAATTCGTAATTCCCATTTCTTCCAATGCTCTTTGAAAACTTCAATTTGAGCAAACCTAATTGCGTCCTTGTTAGCAACATACCAAACATCATTGTCGTCAGCTTTAACGCCACGGACTAAAAATCTTTGGTTTTTCTGTAAAATGAATTTCCTAATTCCAAATTTATGTTTTTCGACTAGCATTGACCTTTTAAGTAAAACTTTACGAGCTGGACAAGAGTTTAAATGTGCTGGTGGCTCAATATATATTGTTCTCATTTTAATCACCTCGTTTCTATATTGAGTTGCCTACTACTATTATATCATAAAAAAGCACCTGTATTTCAAGGTGCTTTTGTTTTATTCTACTTTTTCGCCACGACCAGAGTTTGGATTATAAACTTGCCGTTCTCCACTCTTGAAATAATCAGTTTGGAGTAAAGCTTTTTCGATGTTCGCAAGTGTCAATTCACCGTTAAAGGTTAGCGGAACTGACACACGGGAAATACTGAAATCAGCTGAACTATTGCCGTCGCCCTTAGCTTGTGTTTCTTTATATCGTGTTCGACCATTAGAATAACTTGTTATTGAGGCTGTTCCCTTATCTTGTCCGAAGATAATCTGAAAACTTTCTACTTCGTGCCAAGTCATCGGAACATCTCGGTCATCAAAAATCATTTTTACTATTGCCATTTATTTTTCCTTTCTTTTTTATTTATAAACTATTAGAGATATATGCTCCAGAGCCGTGATATTCATTATAACCAGTTGTTCCAGCGTATTGAACATCGCCATTTGGGAAGAACTCAAACATGCCATTACCAACATTTGCGTAATTATTGATTAGTGTAATAGAGAGTGATGTTTTATATGCTGGGCGATATTTTTCTGGAATTACTCCGCTCATTGTGCCAGTTCCACGATTGCCGACATAAACTGTATGCCAATATACAACTTGACCAATCTTGAACACATTTATGTTTTGACCCCAACCGACACCGAACGAATAAGCAATCGTATCTGAGTTGAAATTTGCTAATTTCTTAGTATTTGCGTCAACTTTTGTTTTCAAATCTCGAACACCATTAGTGTTTGCGTCAACTGAAGCTGCCAAGCCTTGATATTTATTATCAACATAATCCTTATTAACATTTGGTCGCACGCTATTGATCTGACTTTCCACCCAGCGTTTATTAGTTGCGTCTTGTGGCTGAGTTGGGTCTGGGACATTAGCTACTCGTTGATTGTTGATATTTAGGTTTTTATAGAATGTAGTATTGTTGTTATCAATGCGGAACATATTCTGGTTATTAGTTTTATCCCAAACGCCGAACGCACCATTATCATCAGAAAAGAACTCATATTTCTTACCTTGTGGGTGTGTCAAGAAAAGACTTGCTGAACCTGAGCCATTTCCAGGGGTAATTTCTAATCCAGATAATGTTCGAGCTTTCGAGTTCAAATTACTCTCAGTTAAAATACCAGCTGGTAGAGTTGGGATAGCTGTTTTATCAGCTTTACCATTTTCTAGAGCTGTAATCTTATTTCTTAGCTCTGTATCATTATAAGTAGGAGCAGAAACATTATCACCTCTTTCACCACGCTCACCTCGTTCACCTCTCACCGAAGCCGTTTCAAAAACTTGATTATTAGTTAGGGTTATCCTTAGTCCATAGCTATTCGTGAGTTCGATGTTCTTAATACCAACACCTTGAATACCTTGAACTCCGTCGTGTCCGTTAGCACCGTTCTCACCCTTATCACCTTTTTGTCCTTTAAGGCTTTCAAGCCATTCTTCTTTCGTGCCAGTAAAGCCACTTTCACGAGCAATTTCATAAGCTGATTTACCATTCGCACCGTCAGTTCCCATTCGGACTGTTTCAAGCTTATTCTTTAAAGCGGTCGTGAAGTCATTGCTTGATAGACCTTTACCATTTTCTTTACGGACAAAAGTATCTTTCTCTCGGTCATAATCAGCTTTCAAAACATAACCAGATAGGTCAGTATTTGTCGCCCCAATCTTTTGTAGTCGGTCGCTAATTAGTGCATAGATAGCATAAGGCTCACTCGCTCCAACCAAATACATACTATTGCTATCGTAAGGTTTTGGAACTTCTTGAAGAGTTTGATAAACACCTTTAAAGCGAGAAGTATTAACATTATCAATCAAACGGTTGATTTCTTCTTTGCTATAAATCTGATTTGGTTTAACGAAATTACTTTCATTAAAGCCTAAACCAGTTAAAGTGATTTGAACATCACCCTCTAAACCGTTAACACTATTCACACGGTTGCGTTGAGCATTAAATTCAATATCTTCTAGTTTAGCTTTATCTTCATTAGTAAAGTCGTTTGAACTCAAGCCTTTACCAGCAATCTTGCTAACCTTATCACGGAATAATCGTTGAACACCCTCTTGATGAAGTGCTAACATTTCATCTCGGCTGAGGTTATCACTTTTAATCTTTCTAATATCATTAGCAGTTGCTTCAGTATCAAAGGTTTCAATCTTTTCAACTGCTCGTGCTAATTTTGGTGTATCCGAGATAACCGCTGTCGTGCCAGTTGATTGGTCAACCGCTAATAAATCGCTACCACTCTTTACATCAAAGACTGGTGTTTTTTGTGGTTCAACACATTCACATTGTTTTTGCCTTAAGCATTCTTCATTAACACACTTAGCCATTATTTATCTTCCTTTCTATCCATTTTAAATCCGTCATTCAATCCCCGAACCATTTTTTGAAGTATCTCAACACTCGTGGAGATTTGACCGAGCTTGCTTAAAGCATACTCGGTCTTTCCACCTTGAAGAGCTGTTTGTGAACTTCGTGTATGATTGACTACTTCATTAACTAACATAAGTAAAATTTCTTTATCAGTATTGCTGGCTCGCAATGCTTTTAACATTTCATCATTATACATTCATATCTCCATTCGTTATTGAACCAGCACTGGCTGGGTCTAACCCTTGTGTATTAGGAACTGCCTCATCGCCGATATTCTTCAAGATTTTCGTTTCATTACTGTTATCCACCGTTGCTGGGTCTTGTTTATATTCTGGAATTTGTTGTTCCATACTTCCACCAGTTGTATCATATGGATTATTTTGAGCTTCCGCTTGGGTCATATCACCATTTAAATAGTTCAGATAATCCTCAGTTGTTGGTGTGTTTTGTCCACTCTCTGCTAACTGCTGATTTTCAGCTTGGAACTGAGCAACATCTTCTGGTGTCATATAAGCATTCAACATATTGCTAATTCGTTCATTTGGATATTGACTGACCACATCTTGTTCAAGCTGTAATTCCTTAGCGTGGTTTTGAGCTTGGAGTTGTGCTGTATCCAGTGCTTGTTGATTAACTGGCATTGTTATCATACTCTTAATCTCAGCTCGTGTGAACAGGTTACCAAACGCAATTGATAACATCTTTGGCACAAACACCTCTTGATTGATGTATTGATTATTAACACCAATGTTCAAGAGCTGACTTGCCATTAAAGCTTTCTGTTGGCGTTCTTGTTCAATCTCTGATTTTAAGCGAACATTTAGCACAGCGTCCAATGCTAATTTCTCAACTGGCACAGTTTCGAGTTCTCCGTCAATCTGAACCTTAATCGTTTTATCACTGTTATATTTTACCATTAACAGATTGACCACTCGAATGATTTCCGCAAAGCCGATTTCCAAGTTATGAATTAAAGCATTATGTCCAGAAGCCACTGCTCCTTGGTTCGCTGAAACTTCTTTCGCACTGGCTCGGTCGCCAATCATCATTGCCATATCAATCTGGGAGTAAGCATTCATTGCCTCTTTAATGCGTTGCTCTCGCTCTTGAATACGACTATCAAGGAATGATGGGTCATATTGCTTGTTCAAAAAACCAACTGTGCCGTCCATTCCAGAAACACCGACACCAGAAATGTTCGCACTGGTCGTGAGCAGTGCTAAGTCATACTCTGAACCGTATGGGGTCATTGTTCCAGCAATACTCTCATTGTGTTTCTTCAAACTCATAATCGAACAAAGCTCATCGAAGTCATCCATATACATATCCAAAGGTGTAATTGGGTATGGATAATTTGGCACAATCTTATATGGAATTTCAATGATTGGTGATTTAATCCGTTTAAGCATTTCAGTTGGAATTACTTCATAAGCCGTTTCGGTTTCAATCTTAGTCGCCACTTCGAGGTCTTTCTCAATCTTATCAATAATGAATTTACGGTTTACAACTGTAAATCTATCACCAGTAGTCAAGTCCCAGATGTAGCTAATCTCAACATCTTCACCTTGATATTTCTGTTTAGCTTTACCCTCTGGCGTGAAAGCGTTTGAAGTATATTTCTCGCCAGTATAACAGCTACTGATAATCTGGTTCATACTGCGAACTTCTTGTTCGTTAAACTGACTACTCTTAATATTCGGATTGTTCATCAAGTCTTGAATGTTTTTTGCTTGAAGTTGAGCGTCATTGATTGTTTTCATAAAGCCACGCTTAAATTCGACCTCTTTTTCAAGGTCTTGCCACGAAATCATTTTATGAAAGCCGATGTAGCGTGGTGAAGTTCGACGATAACGAATTGGGTCAAGAATGATATTACTTAACGAAATCAATTCGACTTCAATATCCTTAGTTTCTTTATTGAATGTAGGATAATAATATGTCGCACCATACAACATCAACTCTCGCACCGAAGTATCTCGGAGCTTGTCCAATCCATACATATAATAAATCTGCTCATCAGCTAATGCTAACATCTGTTCCAGATTTGTATCTAACACTTGGGTTTTATCCAAGATTTGCATTTCAAACTGTCCGATACCACCAGAAAGCTGGTTGACATTAGTTTCAACCGTTTTAAAGACAATATCATTTTTACCGTCTGGGATTAACTCACCAGCACACTTGATACTGTCAATTGTTTCCTGCGACACACCCCTTTGGAGGGCTTGCTTGACATCGAACTTTTGAGCCAAATCACGATAGGTATTTCGACTGGGAATATGATTATATGCCGACTGATTACGACCAGCTTGCTTAATCCGTGGGAGTAAAGCCTTTTTGCTTTCTTCAATCCACTGTAATACATAACCATATTCCGCATTTGGGTCTATGTAAGTCATTTATATTCCTTTTTGATTTTATTATTATACGCGTAGAACAATAAAACTGTCCTATTTATATTATACTATTTTTCAGGATTAAAAGCTATTTCTCAATATTCCTAAACAGATTATCTGGCAGTGTCAAAGCCCAGTTGACCAACCCCATTACGAGGTCATCGTGATATGGTGTGCCATCTGGCTTATTACCACAAGCTTGGGCTTTACGGCTACCACCTTTCCCAACATAATTAAAGTGGAGCAACTCTTGGAGCGTTTCTTCATCTTTCGGCATATACTTACCCAAATTCATCAAGCTCTTCAAGCGTTCAATTCCCTTGGCTTTACTTGAAACAGTCATCTTTGTGCCAACTGCCTTGTATGGATTGTTGCGATTATATCGCTTCGCATCGAAATAGAAATTACTATAACCACGATTACGAAGCAGTGTTATCAACAACTCCCCTCGGTTATTCTCAACATTTATCCGTGCTGTATTATAATACTTCCCTAAAGCATATGCCAATTCCGCAATATCTTCTGGCTCATTCTTTGATACATATACAGCTTGGTCTTCGAGCGTGATTTTATCTAACACTCGCACCGAAGTATTATCGGCTTCTTCCCCACCAAACGCTGGGTCAATCACCATTTCATATTTTCGACCGAGAATAGGTTTATTGTAAATCGCAATGTCCCATTCATTACCATTAACAATTTTTCCCTCTGGGGTATAAGTCGCATAACCTAATGGCTCAATCTTTTCTTTCTTCATTTCTTCCAGTAGCAACGATGTCGAAAAGACTGGGCTATCGCTGGAAACAAAGGGTTCTTGCCAGTTGCTTGGAAACTCTTGTCGCATTGCCGAAAGGTCATTTCCTTTCTTCGTTATTAAGTGGTTGCGATACCACGCTAACTTCGGTAGTCGCAAGTGTTCTGGAATTTCCCATTTGTCCATTTCTTTAAGTATCTCTTGCTCATACTTAGTTAAGGTTTTAGCGAAATCTGGGGAGGGTTTAGCAATATACTCTTCCATTAAGAACCAAGGTAGGAACAAAAACTCCATTTCTGGATTGTTCTGTGCCTCAACCACACGGTCATAAAACTCGTTAATGCCATTCGCAGTGGATACATACACCAACATCGAAAGCCCATTATTTGGCACAGATGAGACAGCACCTTTCTCAATAATTCCCACGTTCCGATAAAACGCTACCTCATCGAGGATAATCGCCTGAGCGGTTCCACCACGACCACTCTCACCACTCATTGCCGTATGGTAGCGAACCGTGTTATTTCTCTTCTGCCCCTTAAAGCCGATACATCTAATCTTCCGTTCGCTCTTATTAAACTGAAACTCTCCAAAGAAAGTTGGGTGGAGCATTTCAATCATTGGCAACATTTTATCACTGGTGATTTCTTCCACAATACTGCCTAAGTGGAGGAAGTGTTTCATATTCAAAGAAGCGTATTCTTTATTATTAAACTTAATCAAGATATACAACTCCAAGGCTAAAAGCACGGTGGTGTATCCCATTTGCCGTGCTTTCAAAATCACCAAGGTAATTGGTTTCGGTTTCGGAGCAAAGATATATTTCAATAACAGATTAGCAAAGATTGTCTGAGCTTTATTGAGCCGTAGTGGCACAATCTTTCCACTCTTATCGTAAATACTTAAACACCTTTCACAGAAGTAGCCGAAATCACTTAACGCTCTCAGTGTTTCTTCCTTGGTGAGCGGTGGTCGCCGAATTGTGTTCTTAACCAGCTTTGCCATAATGCTTAATCTTTCTGTTCGTTATTGTTTAATTGTTTAGCACGGCGTTCCCTTAATTCTTTAAGTGTCATCTTCTTATTAGCTTCAGCTTTCTTTGGAGTAGTTGTAATCTTTTGTCGTGCTTTTTTAGCTTGCTCTTTGAGTGCTTTCTCGTTTTCAACTATAACAATCTGATTAGTATAATTATCAACTTCTCTTGAAAAATCGTTAGCAATCAATCTTAACGAGCGAGCAAACATTTGCTTTACCAGCTGGGCTTGTTCAATAGTATTAAGATGTTGATTACTTGAACTATTAAGTGCTTGCTCAATCGATTTTAAATAATCAACAGTAGCACTGTTGGTAATTGACTTTAAATTATCAAGTATAAAATATTTATTCATAACTTCCTTTCTTATTCAATTGGTTCAGCTTGCTCAAAGAGGTATGCCATTTCTTTTGGCTTTGTAGTTAGGATGGTTTCAATATCTTGGGTCATAATAATATGTTTACCAATTTCTGGAAAGATAAACACCTTATCTGAACCAGCGTTAGGTCTTTGTAAATAGTCGAGAACCTTACATTTATCGGCAAGCTCTTGGAGCTTTTGATTTTGTCTTAATTCATAAATCCGTTTATGTTCCCAATACAAACGATAAAAGCTAGGTGGTGTTGCTTCTGGAAACTCACGCTTTTGATATTCTTCCAATAACAGCTGAACTTTCCGTTCTAGATAATATTTAGCGTTGCCACAATTACAAGTGATTGCGATTATATTCATTATATACTCCTTATGATTGTTTAATTATTAACTATTAAAGATTTCATCCCACATATCTTTATCATCATCAGCCTGTTGATTTAGTGCTAACTCAGCTTTTGCCAGTGCTTCTTTTACAGACTGGAATGTCTTAATCTGAGTATTGACCAAAGCAACATAATGACTGATTTTCATATTGGGGTCTTGGAGCAAGTTATCAATTAACTTCTCAGTGTGTTGTAATGATTTAGCAACTGAAATAACAGCTTGGTCAGCGAGAGAGATTGCGTTAGAACGCATTCTGGCTTGGAGCATTATCAGCACGCTATCAATCCGTTCTCGATACTTGGCATTCGCCTCCACCTCTCTCAGCTGTTCCACCGTGGGGACAAAGCCGAACGCTCGCTTAAAACACTGCTCAGGTTGTAAATCACCAGAAAGCACCAGCTCCGCATAGGTCTGTATCTGGTCATCAGTTGGCATATTGGTTTTCGCAAGTTGATTATTCATATATATATTATAACATTTTTATAACTTCTTTTACAGTAAAACAAATTTTATTTTATATATTTTTTAACTCCTTGCTTGACCTTGTACGCCACTGCCACTAGCTATTATTTATTTCACACCAGCTGTAATTTCTATTGTAGGGCAATACCCCCCCCATTCACTCCAAAAAAGTCGTTCAGCGTAACTGAAAGAATATGATATATGGTCTGGGGTCTCTGCCCCGTCGCATTTTTTAAAATGCCTTTAAAGCATTCTATTTATGCTTAAAGTTTTCCACAGGTTTTTCCACATCCCTTATTTTTTTGTTATTTTTCTTTATTTTTTATTAAAAAAGTATAAAAAAAGTATTGATTTTTATAATAAGGTATGCTATAATAGTATTACAATCAAAGAGCAATGATTGTAAAAAATATTAAAGTAAAGGTAAAGGTATAAGAAAATGAATGAAAAAGTAGTTTTTAAAAATACAGAAAAACCAGACCCAATCGCTAACAAAGAATGGTATAAAAAACACGCAAAAAAACTAAAAAAAGTAGGTATTAAAGAAAAAGATTTATTAAATATTTCTTTTGTAATTATCAAATAAATTAAGGGTAAAAAAATGATAAAAGTGTTTTCAATAAATAATGAGCGAAAAGAGCCCATCGCAATTTTTAACTCGGGTAAATTTATAACAGATGTAAACCCTGTATTAAGTAGCTTTTTACCAAAAACAGATGGTGATTATGTAAAAAAGAATATCGCCTATGCATTTGGTGAAAAAGAAAAATTTAACTATACAGATGAACAATTTAACAGCTTATTAAAAACATTTGTAATTAACGATATAAATAATTATATGGAGCGTTACGGTTATTATAAAATAACTTTTACACCCGATAAAAAATAATCAATAAAAAGTGGGGCGGTAAAAAACGCCCCACCATATAAAAAAAATATAATTAACAGATAAGTAAAGGATTAAAGAAATGAATAAAAAAACTGCCACATCAAAAACACTAGCTAACCGTAAAAAAATGGCGGAAGAAAAAAACCCAAATGCTAAACTTAAGCAACAAATTAAAGAGCTTAAAAAAGAAATCTTAAAGAATAAAGTTCAAGCAGTAGCGGATTGGATTAAGGGGTTGATTTAAAAACCCCTTACGATAAAAAACAATTAACAGATAAGTAAAGGATTAA